TCCATCACGCTAGCCGGCGACTTGCCGAAGGACTGGGATTTCTGGAAACGCCAGTGCGACCCGATGATTGATGCGGCGGCCGCGCTGATCGTGCTCACCATGGACGGTTGGCAGGAGTCGGTCGGTCTAAACTATGAAATCGCAACGTTCCTCGTTGCGAAGAAGCCGATCCTGTATTTATCGCCGGAGGAATTGAGCGTGGGCGAGTGGAGGATGGCAGCGTGAGCAACGGAAAGGATGATGACATGTACAACTGCAACCATCACCACGTCATATCTGACGATCAAGAGATGGTTGATCTTGGGAGGGGAGCTTTCGTTGCCGACAAGGAAATGTTGCCGCTGTTACGGGCGCTAAACGACGCTGGCATCGCAACCCGAACGCACTGCTGCGGTCACGGCTCCGGACATTCATTTCTCGGCATAATCATTGCCGACGGAATGCACGTAGATATCCGAAAAGTCCATGAGACAGATGCTGCTCGCGATACCTTTCGAGGCGAGACGGAACTCCTGATATCGTGGAGCCGTACATGACCCACCAATACCGAATCGGCGAGCGCGTCCTCTGCATCGACGACCAGTTCAAGAACGTATCCATCGACCAAGGCCTGCGAGCCGCCCAAGAATACACGGTGCGGTGGGCTGGAAACTACCATCATTATGTGGATGGCGACTTCTACGGCCTGAAGCTGTTCGAGATCGACCGAGGCAGTGATGACGGGCCGGAAGGCTACGGAGCGGCGGACATGCCGTTTCGGGCGAGCAGGTTCGAGCCGTTGGTGTCGGGGAGTGTGGGCAGCAAGAAAAGGGTGGAGGAGAAGGTGTGAGCTACGTTCTGCACAAATGCTCCGTGCCATCTGCTGAATGGCGGCTCGGCTCGATGAGCGAGGTCGTCGATGAACTTCGACGGCATATTTGCGGCGCGTGTCTTCGGGGTGAAAACTTCGAAGGTGACGATCCGGTAGATATCGAGTTCGAGGGTCGAACGATTGAATGCCGTGACGCTGATGAACTTCTTTCGACATGCTGCGGGCTGGAATACAGCCTTGAAGAGGAACCCGTATGACCTGGAAACCATGGAACACCACCGACCAGCAGCCAACCGGCCAAGTGGATATCCGCATGCGCTGCGGCAAGGAAGTCAAAGACACCTCGGCCCGCAAGTGGCTGTGGGGTGCGCCGGCGAATGACAACGGCAACGGCGGCGTGATTGTCGCGTATCGTGAGATTGGAGAAGCGGCGTGACGACTATGATTGAGCGGGTGGCACGGGCTATCTACGAGACCGAACCTTACGGAATTAGCACGACAAGGGATATGCCGTGGGCTGATGTTCACGAAAGCCAAAAGGAGGGTTTCCGCATCAAGGCCCGCGCCGCAATCGAGGCGATGCGCGAGCCGACGGACGGCATGCACGAAGCCGCCGAGGAGATTTCCGTTTATTATGATGACTTCTCTTGCGGTGATGGCAATATCACGCTCGGGCTGCCTGGGTATCGCGAGAAATTCAACCAAGTCTGGCAGAAACTCATCACCGCAGCACTGGAGGAGACACAATGACCGAATGGACCCCATGGGGCGATCTCACAGCAGTTCCGCAGATCGATCCGGCGCTTCGTAGACTCGGCGAAGCAATCGGGCTTATCCACGACCTGCCCGACGACGCCTACCCAGACGAAAGCATCTTGCTCCCGGCCGGTATTATGCCGGTCGTCTATCCGCAGATTGCCGGCTGGATACCTACTGACGGGGCCACATCAGGTAGGGAGATGCCTTGGAGTCGCAAGCCGGCCAATGACAACTACCCGCGCTTGATCGCCCTCACAGGCGCCGCTGGCAGCGGCAAGTCAACGGCGGCCAACTATCTGGTCGAGCATCATGGATATGTGCGGGTGCGTTTTGCTGGGCCATTGAAAGCCGCCATGGCCGCCATGGGCTTTTCTCAGGAGCAAATTGAGGGAGATTTGAAGGAGGAGCCTTGCGCCTGGTTGAATTTCAAAACGCCGCGATATGCCATGCAGACGTTGGGCACTGAATGGGGGCGCGACTGCATCGGCCAAGACTTCTGGGCTGAGTTGTGGGTGCGACAAGCAAACATGGTCCTGGCGGGCGGCGGACGTGTAGTCGTTGATGACTGCCGCTTCCCGAACGAGGCTGAAGCCATCCACGCGCTTGGCGGCAAGATCATCAAGATTACGGGCCGTGGTGGCATCGCTGGGGCGCACGCGTCGGAAGCTGGCTGCGGTGTATCTGACGGCCAGGTAACGAACGACGGATGCGTTACGGACCTCTATGCGGAAGTCGAGCAGGAGGTGCGGCGGTGGGCGGCTTAGCCTTTTGCCTTTTTCTCTGCAGCTTTGATCTTCTCATCTAACTTGCGGAACTTTTCATCAAGAAGGAGTTTGTCAGCGCGCGCTATAGCCTTCTCGTTTTCGATCATTTCCTTCTGTGTGCTTTCCAAAAGAAGCCGTCGGGCCTTAGACCGCTCGGCGGCTTCTTCGTTCGCGATTGACCATTTCTCCATCTTCCGCCGAAGCCAACCCATCATCCAGCCCTCCATGTAATATTTACTGAAACCGTTTAGGACCAAAGACAAATCGGCGCGTCTCTCCGCCGACAAACTGAATTGTGCCTTCACCGGCTATAATTGAAGCATTAGCAGTCGGGCGGGTCATGACGACCGAGCCCGACTTTCCATTTGTGCATGTTACTGGAAAGACAACAGTGGCATTGGACCAACTATCGAACTGGCCGCTGCAGGATCCGGACTTTTCGGCAATGCTGAACTTGCCATCGGACAGCGTCGCGCTGAAAGTCGTTTGCCCGCTACCGTGCTTGCCGGTGGCATCAACGTATTGGTTCTCAATTGTGTTGCAGCCTGAGAGCGCAAGGATTGAGATAAGGGTGGCGAGACGTTTCATTGATGCATAGAAACACAATCTGTCAGATTAGTCTATTATCCCCATCACGCTATAATCTTTGCCTCAAAGGGATAACCCCGCTTGCTCGCGCAGGCGGGGTTTTTTTCGATAAAGGCACAATATGTACAAAATCTGTACATACCGCATGAACGACATTCGCAAAGCCCTATGGAATATGGCACAACAGACCTAAAGGCCAACCCTTGGTAAGGGAGAGGCCGAGAGTTCAAATCTCTCTAGCAGCACCATTTTCCTCCAAAGAATACAATGATTTAGCAGTTTTGTGGTTTACGCTCGCTGACTTTGGTGTGCGGAACAAATCATGAAGATGTACTGGAAATCTCTCGTTTACGTACATAAATTGTACAGGGGTTTTCCTCCTGGTCATTGGCCTATAGACAAAGAAAAACCCGCCGAAGCGGGTCTGTTAAATTATTTTTCATCTGGCTCCTTTTCCAAATCAGTACGCCGACCAGTCCCTTCCGCAAGTCTGCCGACCCAAGCAAGTGGATTTTCCATCCACGGCAATCCCCGCCATGACTCCGGAACGGGCAACTTATTGATCGCCTCTATGAGCGGTGCCTGCGGCACGTTGGTGTAGTGGCGAGACATGCTGTCCGCAGCGTGCCCAAGGATCTGATCCTTGATGTGCGGGTGGACTCCAGCGACAACAAGACCGGTCGAAACGGTGTGCCGACCAGTGTACGGCGATACATCCTTGATGCCGGTTCGCCGGCGAGCGCCATTGATCGCGCCCTTCAGTCCTCCGCCTGCTTTTCCCCTGATGCCCGTAACGATGTCTTCGTAAGGGTTTCCCCTGTGTGTTCGGAACAGTCGATCACTCGCGGCTAGGCCGGGGCGGGTAAGCAGCGACTCAAAGATAGGAACAAGAAACTCGTGCACTGGCACACCTCGAGGCTCGCCGGTCTTAGTTCGCATCAGCGTGATCCACCTACCGGCAATATTCACCTCACCTGCAGTAAGACCGAATAGTTCGATCGGTCGCATGCCTGTGTAGAATAGCGCCGTCATCAGCATAGCTGGCGCCGGAGACATGGCCGCCACAAAGATCGCGGCGCGTTCGTAATCTACAGGGGCCGTACCAGAACGAAGATTTCCATTTCGAACGACATTTGTACCCTTCGCCTTTCGAGGACGCTGCCATAGGCGAACTGTGGCCCATCCGTTCTTGACTGCGTGGTTCCAGACGGCAATGAACGGTGTGTAGCACTGCCTGTTGCGCGTTTCCGGTTGCGTGTCGGGAAATAGCCTTGCCGCAGCTTCATCAAGGACCTTCTGGTTGATCTCGTTGAGGCGCATTTCGCCGAAATGAACCATCAGGCCAGATTCGGAATCATCTGCCTTGATATCGAACAAAAACCTGGCGGAACCGCCAGCCTCAAGATATGATTCGGCTGCCTCCTTAAACGAAACGACCTTAGCCTTTCCGTGTGCAATCTCGTCTAAGATGCGGCTTTCTGTCTTTGCTCGCGTTGCTTCAGCGACCGTTCGATCAGTAGTTTGCGCGCTTTTTCGGATACTGACGCTTTTTTTCGCCCCGTCATGTCCAATTCCTTTGACAGTCCCTGCGACCCAATATGTGTTACCACGCTTGTAGAGTTTGAGGGGCATCGTAGAACTTCCTTTATGGATTCGATATCTGCATCTGTGAAAAGAATATCACGGCCACGCACCATGCAAAGCCCGTGCTGCCTGGCTATTTTGGCGACACCCCTGTTGGTGAGGCGTAGGTGTTCGGCGGCCTCATCGAGGGTGTAGACCTTACCGGCTGGCTGATTATCGTTATCGTGGAGTCTCACCATAAATCCTCCGAGAACAGCTCGTTTAGTTTCATATCCCGGCCGGACGTCTGGCCAGCCGCAGTGGCTATTGAGCGCGCCTCTTGCCGATCGACGTACCGAAAGGCATCGGTAACGAAGCCCTGCTCGCACTTGTGCGGCACGCTGTCGTCGTCCGGATAGCAAGAAGCCACCAGTCGAAGAACCTGGCCGTGGCGAGCCGGTGGTGGCAATGAATAGACGCCTAGGTCAGGCGCCATGACGGCAGCCGCAACGATTCGTTCTTTCATCCTCTCCTCTTCCTGCGCTCGTCGCGCATGTAGGCATCGGCCAACGCCAGCCCGGTTATCGACTCCAGAGGACGCTGCACCAGTTCCGCGATAGCAGAACCTGGCGGCGTGTACTCTGGCCAGCGGGTGTCAATCTTGTAAGTGTGATCAACTTCGGCAGTCATCCTCTCCTCCCACCACCGCGCAACTCCGCAAAGGCAATACGGCGCGCTTCTGTTATTGCCGGCGTCAGCGTACGGCTGGCGCGGCAGTTCTCATAAAGGTTGATCGCACGCCGCAGGGCGCACTTTTTTGATGCGTCGTCGCAGTCCGGCAGGCTGCAGGTCAGGCAGGGGTGGGTCATGGGGAGTCCTTTGCGTCCACGGGGGCAAGCGCATTCGGCGCGGGCGCTTGGGTCTCTTCCAGCGTTCCGCACTTTCGGGAATAGCGAAGGAACTTTTCCACCTTAGCTTTCTTCGCGTCGATCGCCGGTCGATCGGTGTAATGCACCGGCAGCACCAAGCCCTCTTCGACAAGCATCTCCATGACGGCAAGCAGGTCGATATATTCGCCCCGTAAGCGGTCGGCATTGTCGAGGCCTTGCCCCGGCTGAACTTCAGCAGCGCCAAATCGGTTGACCTTCGAGCAGCGCTGGGCGATTTCGACGCCCTCTTCTCCAAGGATGGTGAAAAGGTGCTCTGCTCTATTCATCGGCCGAGTCCTCCGACTTGAGGGCGGCGCGAACTGCCTCGCGGGCATAATCTCGCACAAGGTCGGCATGAGTTTGCGCCGACATTGCGGGATAATGCTCATAAAGCTCATCACCGATTGGCGGAAGCTTCACCCGCTTTCGATCCTGGGGTGGGGGTGTAAGGGCCGCTGAAAAAACCTCCAGCTGCCCACGATCGATGACCGTGACGCCATCGACAGGAGAAGCGGTCATGTCCTCGCGAAGCTTCGCGATAATCTCCGCAACGGGCGCGGCGTCCGTTAATAAGCCTGGCGTACCGGCCCCTTGTGAATGCGTGGGGTTAATAACGGGCTGGGGAGAGGCGTAGAGGGGTGTTCCGACCGGCAAGGCGTCGAGCGCATTGAGCGGGTGCGGGGTCAGCCAGCGATGGCCACCAGCGCCGATAACAGACACGGTGCAGACCGGCTCCTGTGCTGGACGGGCGAGGGCGGCGGTTAGGGCGGCGCGAATTGCATCAGCCGTGGCAAAATGTCCTGTCAGCTCAAATGCATCGAGTGCTGCAGCAACCATGTCATCCGTCACGCCATCGCCCAAGGCTACAACGCCGCTGTGTTCAATTTCGTCGGTCATTTCTTCACCTCGATTGAATAGCCGGCCCACTTCGGCATCGGGTCATAGCGAGAGCACGAGGCGAGGGCGAGGATGGCGGCGAGAAGGAGGAGGCGGGTCATCAAAAGCCCCCATGGATAAGGTTTAGGCCAAGATATATAGCGCCGGTAAGTACGAGGCTTCCGCCAATGGCAGACACGGCCAAAAGAGGGTCGATAGACCAGATTACCGCGCCGATGATTACTGCCGCAACGAGAAGCAACAGGGCCACGCCAACGTAAAACCCGCTCACGCCGCCACCCTCCGCTCACGATTATCGTTGCTTGGCCGTCTTCTCTCGTTACGGGAGGCGGTCAACGCGCCGGGGATTTGCAGCGTCTGGCCGGTGCGGTCGGCAACCTGCCGCGCTACCTTCTCTAAAGCGGCGCGCTTGGCGGGATTGGCCGATGCGATCGACATAATGGCGCCGGCGGTCGTGCCCTGATCGATGAATTCTTGTGCGGTGAGGATGTTGGTCATGGGTGTCTCCTTCGTGGTGTGGTGTGGTTAGGCGGCCATATCCAGACTGCGGCGCAGGTCGGCAAGCCATCGGTTGCGCAGCGCCGTCCGATGTATTTCATCGGCAATGCTTTTCTCGTGGTAGCTGATGTCGCGGAGCGCCTGAAGCCTCGTTGCGGTCAGCCACTCCTCTCCCGAGAGCGCGCTAGGAGGCAATGATGGGTAGTTCGTAAGGGAAATCTGAAGCTGCTCAATCGCGAATTCCCTGATGCCATCAGCCTCGGTTTTCCAGCGCCGGACCTTGTCGAGCATGGCTTCGATACGGTCATTCTCTGCCCGACGAGCTGCCTCATACTTCTCGTAAGACGCTAGCTGTTCTTGGAGTTTAGCTTCGGCGCGGGCTTCACACTCTTCTGGAGTGAGGCGGTCGAGTTCGGCAAGTAGGGCATTGGCAGCGTCGAGCTTCTTCTGGCTGTATTCCGTCTGCGGCTCGAACTTATCAGGGATAGGGGCATCCCAAGGGTCGTCCCGCATCATGATTGTTGCGCCCATTCCGCGAGCGCAGCGAAGAGCAAATTCCCGTAGGGTCGTGATTTTTCCGTCAACGACGTCTGCTGTGTATCCGGTTGGCATAATGGTCTCCTTCGTGGTGAATTGGTAATTTCGACAATAGTTTATATTTACAAAATTGTCAAGGTTTCATCCTGCGAACGGCAGGCTACACGCGAGCCTCCACCGCCATCTGCCGCTCGACGTCCACAGCCTGGCTTGCGGCCAGTCCGACCAGCAACACGGACCCCAGCAATATCGCCAAGTACATGCCGTTGCGGGCCGCTAAGGTGACGTAGGTGTCGTTGAAGGGGCGGGTGGCAGTCCGGCGCACCGTCATAGCACGCGCTCCTTGTTGGCCGGCGCTGTGGCCTTGATATGGAACAGCAATGTAACGAGAGTAGCCAGCGTTGCGGCCGTGGCGAAGCCAACATAGAGGAAGGTGCTCATACCGCACCGCCTTCGGCATAGACGACAACAATCTGCGACAGGACTACGAAGGACCGCCCGTGTATCTCGCTCAGGCGAATCGCCTCGGCAGTTGCCGATTCCAAGGTGGGATGCTCAAAAGGCAACCGACCAGCAAGGATCGCGCCGGTCTTAATGCGGCCAGTCCTGCCGCCTCGGCAGAACACGAAGTGACCGCCGCCTACCAATTCATTCCGACGCTGGCGTATTTTCTTCTCAATGGCGCTCTTCAGCGCGTCGGCACTCATTCCCCGCACTCCCGCTTAACCGGGCGCACATAGCGGACTGGCCGCCCGTGCTTCTTAGCCTTGTGGTCAGCGCGGCGCATGGGCTCTACGCTTCCAGCGGCCGTTGCGGCCGGGGTGTGGTCGTCGTTCTCGATAGATTGTCTGTACATTTCTGTCTCCTCGTGGTTCGGCTGGTGAGCCGTCGGCGCAATGCCGTGAGGAGATGAATACTATTTGGTACGCTTTGTGTCAATGAACATTAGATACAAAGCGTACCAACAAATTAGAATCGTCGAAAAAGACCGATCACAATTCCCTCAATGGTCACGATTGTATCTGTATCTTCGTGTGCCAAAGGTAGCGAAACCTGCTCTGTTAAGTCGTGGCTGTCAGACATGAGTCGATCACCAGCAAAGACTTTAACCGTATGCTCTGCCAGGCCAGACCTTTCTCGCTTGCAATCGACGAGCTTTCCCACCTCGATCCTCTTGCCGTAATACTCGTACCTTTGGAAAATCGCATAATCGCCGTCTTGAATGTGCTTGTTCACACTGTTTCCAACGACTTTCCGAGCGTATTGAGTGTGATCTGGGTAGCCAGCAATGAATGGCAGCGCAATTGGATCTTCGTCAAACGGCACATCTTCCCCCTCAAGCCACAGACCACCTGCCGCCTGTCCATAAATAGGCACGTGGTGAGTGCGCAGTTCTTCTTCGCCCCCTGAATTTGAGTGGTTTTTATTAGAAATCAAATCAATTGCTAACAAATGGTTAATTGTGACACCCAGCGCTTTTGCATATTTAGCCGCCGCAACCTTTCCGATACCGCGATCGCCTGACTCATGTGCTTTGTAAGTGTTGTAATTCCACCCAAAACGTTCGGTTGCCTCTGTCCTGCTTATTTTGAGCGCCTCTCGAGCGGCCCTCAAACGCTTGCTGGATTCTTTATTTATTAGCTCTTTATTTTTCATGTGCGCCATGTAGCAAATAATTTTGGTACGTTGCGCACTTTTTTCGTTGACCAGTTGGTACGATTCGTACTAGAGATATTTCAACAACAAAAACACTACCAAGCGCCGAACGTTGGGGGCACCAACCGGAGGACAATTTGATGAAAACGATTAACAACTCTCAAGACGACCCCATAAGAAGAAGAGTTTCCGCAAAGGAGGCCACCAGAATACCAGATGCCAAGGAGCGCGGGCCACCAGCCCGGTTCTACGAAAAACAAAATACCGCCCTGAGGGGCTAACTCACGAGGAGACTGACATGCGGAAATCAAAGAAAGCGTCTCGACGCAGAAGAAGAGCCTTACTGAAAGGCCACGGTCCACCAAGAAGATCAATAAACGGGACGCTGGCTGCTGAGATGCAGCCGGCGAGTTCCTTAGACCAAGCGGATGGCGGCTTGGTGTGAGGAGCCAATATTTTCACGAAAACCAATCTGCAATAGCAACCCACAACCCTTACCTGCCGACGGCCGACAAGACCTCGAAAACCTACGTCCCCGAGCCACCGGCAGGAACCATAAAGCAGAGCGGCCACCATGCGAGCGAAACCCAAAGAGGTGTCGCCACTCTGCCCACCAGAACCACGAGGAGACCAACATGAACGTAGCAGCCAGAAGAGTTACCGGCGCAACCAGCCTTACAGCCAGAAGCGTGACTGAACGCATGTATGACGAAGCGAAGGGCGACTTGAACGCCGCCGTCGAGAAAATCTCCAACTACGTTGCTAACTTCCCCACGATTGCCGACGAATTCGTCCGCATCGGCGCGCGCTCCCTCCTCAATGAGGTAGGTCAAAAAGAGCGCAAGCGCATCGAGACCGCACAAAGTTGCGGCACCAAAACTCCCCACACTATGTCCCCCGCTGTTCACGCCGCACAACGCCGTGCTCAGCGCCAGGGTTTGATTGTCACCGAGACGTTGTTCGACATGCCTTTCAAATGGCAAGGCGTCGACACCAAGCTTGGCGACCTCTCCGGAACGCAGGTCGTCGAGATCGGCAACGGCTTTCTCGGACAAGGCGTCGATATGGTTCGCAAGGGCCGCTGGCTTATCAGTGCCGGCGAGCGGGCAGGCTCCAAGACAATGCGCGCCGCACTGACGGCTGCGGACTTGGCAAAGATTAAGGCGGAAGCCGAAGGCATGACCGTGTGACGGTCGGGGTGGCCAGTGTTGACGCGAAAACCATGGCAGCGCTAGCCACCCCAAAAATTGCAGATTGCGGCCGCGGAGAGTGCGGAACCCGGTAGCCGACCGCCGCGATCTGCATACCCATTCAAAGAATTGCGGCGGCCACTGCTAGTTAGAAACCCATGACGTTTGCGCCGCCGCACCGCAATCGACCGAGGACGGAACGGCTTCCCGTCGCACCTTGGGCCTGATGAACCGAAGGTTACTAGCGCGCCCTTTTCCTTTCTTGAGGAGCCGCGTGAAGAGATGCAGGAGGTTAGCGCCCTGCCGGTTGATACTAAATTGCATACAGGTCTGGCCATAAGTAGTACGAAACCCAAGTTGCCGTCGCCAGACCTGCACCACCAACCCAGAGGAGACCACCATGTTCCTAGATAATTCGCCTGCAGCCTTGTGCGCGGCGCTCGAAACTGCCAGCAGCCATAAAGGTGTTGAAGCCCACGCGTCACAAGCTGCTGGCACATTCATTCCTGATGCGACCAAAACTGCCAAGAAGCCCAATGTTGCTTCGTCGCATCAGGACACCCATCCCAAGCAGACGGCCATCACCCCAGCGCAACCCAGTACCGCCGAGCCGCCTGCTTGGGCCTCCGGCCACATCACCCTCGCACCCTATGTCGCCGCAGATCAAACAACCGACACCATCGACAAGATCATCAACCTTCACCGCCTGCGGCAAGGAATGATCAGAGCCCAAACGAAGCTGGCCCTGCAAGGGCAGGCCGTTCTGCGTCTCACGCTGCAGTCCGACGATGACTTCGCCGATGACGAAGCCAAGGCTAAAGCGCGGAAGCGCACCGAATCACTCTACCGCACCGTCTGCGCCGATTCTGACCACCCGCTCTACGCCAGCATCCAGCCGTATTTGCTCGCAATGGACCCGCTCACCGCTTGCCGTGACGCCTACGAGAAGTCGCTGGTCAAACTGGTCAAGCAGCTTCCAATCTATTCGTGGGTCAAGTCGGTCAAGGGATTCGGCGACACCAGCTTCGCAACGATCGTTGGCGAATGCGGCGATATCGGCTCGTATAAATCGGTTAGCGCGGTATGGAAGCGTCTCGGCCTCGCCGTTATCAACGGCCACCGTCAAGGCAACCCAGGCGCTGGCGCTCCTGCTGAAGACTGGATTGCAGAAGGATATAACAAGAAGCGCCGCTCCGTCTCCTACGTTGCCCGCGAGCACGTCATCGGCGGAATGGGGAAGTGGCGTCCAGTCATGGGCGAGGACGTGTGGGCCAATGAAGATCTGTCATATTACCAACAGGTCTTTGCCGACCGCGCACGCACAGAGGCTGTCAAGCTCGACATGCCTGTGACTGAGGCCGCAACCGGCAAGGAATCCTACAAAAAGCATGTTTCCATGAGGGCGCACCGGTACGTTGAAAAGCGTCTGCTGCGGAACCTTTGGATTGAATGGCGTCGGGCTGTTGCCTGATGTCTGGGGGCGGCCATTTGAACGACGAAAACCAAAATTCAAAATCCGCCCCACTTATTTGCCTGCTGCCAAGAGTTTAAAACGCACACAGGGAAGGCGGCAGGCAAAAATAAACACTCCGGCAATTACATGCCGAAGCTCCACAAACTCTAATCTATTAACCCACCACCATCTCGACCGACCCGAAGGCAGAACCACCATTTAACGGTCGAAACTAGGCTCGTACTGCTTGGCGAGGAGACCCACCAAATTTCCTTCCCGCCACCACAGCAGGCAGCGGGTATTTAGCAGGGGCAAAATGATTTGTCAAATCCGCTCGGAAAGGACGACAGGATGCACGGCATTGATTTCCTTCAGACTGAACGTCCTGTCCGGATTGTACTGGCGAATCTGGACGCCGCCGTCTTTCATGGAAACGAGTTCTCCGAGCCATGCTTCGCCATTATCGGCATGAACCATGACCTCATTACCTGGCTTGGCCCATATGGAACCATCTGCGAAGGCGCGAGTGCCTTGCCGCAGGGAGGGTTCCATTACCGCCGTATCAACGATGAACGCGTAGCGGCCTTCGGGAATGTGACGACGTCCGACGTTGAAAGCGTTAAAGAAATACTCTCCGGTCGAAGCGTCTTTGACTTCTCCGTATTCGCGAGCGGCGGAATAGACGGACAGTTTTGGAATCTTCCGGCTGCCCTTGCTAATCTTGGCTTCCTCAGCCAGCTCTTCCACATCATGCGGCGTAACTCCGAGGTAACTTGCGACGGAATCGTACCACGGACTACGGGGAGCGGCCCCGCCTTTCCAATTGTTATACGTTTGCTGCAGCCATCCATATTCTTCGCAGATGGCACGGTCAGTTGCCTCCAGTTGCTTCTGTCGGTGGATGAGCATTTGCGCGAGGCGCGGCAGGCCTTTTTTCTCTTTCATGGGTCGTCCCTTCGGTTGATCACAGCAAGCAAAAGCGGCCGAGGCACCAAAATGCCTTGACAATTTTGTAAAGATAATATACTGTAATTTCGGATAGCGCAAGTTATTTTTAGCTGCGGCCACCAGCCGCCGTTTTCACCACCACACCACCAGAGGAGACCCTATGACAATCATCACAGATTCCGCGTCCGCAGACCTGCATGCTCGAAGAGCGGATGGCTCATCCTGCCGCAAGATCGCCGAGGCGGTCGGAATGAAAACCATGACCGTCTACCAGCACCTGCGTCGCCGTGGCAGCCTGACCGCAATGCCGGTTCGCCTGGAAAGCGCCAACGACAACAACCCCGACCGCGTCACGCGCATGTCGCCCCACAACGGCGGATGCTCGACACTGTCCGGCATGATGCCTGTGTCGGTCAAGAGATTGGCCGCCAACGACAACACGCCGGACGCCGAAGCCGAACTGGCTGGCCGTGCTGTCAATGACTACGCGATGCGGGTGGCGGCATGACCTCAATCCATGAAGACATCTGCGACTGCCGGCATTTCGACGAGGGCGACTGGGTCGTCTGCCGCCTGAACGGCTCGGTATTCGGCATTGTGGTCGGCGAGTCCGAATTCGGCCGGTTCTACAACGTCCAGCTCGTCGATACCCTGGAAATCAAGGCGTTCCACGGCGTCACATTGCGCCACATGGAATTCATGGGCGAGCCGCCGACAGAGGCCAGCGCTCCAGTGCCAACCGGCGATGGCAGCAACATCATTTATGCGAACTTCGGTGCGCACACAGAAACCAAGGGAGCGGCCTAAGCCTACTCAGGCGCTCCGGCCAATCACGCCGCGTACACCCCAAAGGGAGCCGCTGGAGCGCCAACCCCACCACCAACCCCACCACAACAACCCCTCCTGCCTCGGCAGGAGGGTAGAGGAGGCTTTTGCAATGGATTTTGCTACCATTATAGGGTCAATAATCGGTTTTACCCTGTGCATCATCCTGGCGGTCGGCACGGCTGCCGCTTGGATTACGCACGTCATCGTCTGCATCAAGGCGAGCGCGTGGGTGCTTCTGCTGTTCGGCTGTGTCGTCGCCCCAGTTGGCGTCATCCATGGCGTCGGCGTCTGGTTCGGCGCGTTCTGATGACCGACCCCATCACCGAATCCATCAGACGCTACCCCGGCGTCAATGCTCCACCGATTCCACCAACCCCGCTGGACTACGCGCCTACAGCCAAAGTCTACAAGCCGCGCCGAGGTCTTAAGCGAGCCATAAAGGCCAGTCTCGTCGCGGCGCTCATCGTCGCAACCGCCATCTACACGCCTTGGCTGCTTGGTGTGGCAGTGGTCGGTTATTTCGGCTGGCTGGCCTACGCAACAATCAGGACAGGGTGGCCGGTGTGAGCGGCGCGGTGGATACCGCAACACCACCGCCACCAGACTTTCGCGGATTCGTGCGGGCCGTCGCGGTCTTTGGCGTCGCGCTCATCATACTGGCCGCGATGTTCGGCAATGCTCACTGACCACGCCACTACATAAGGAGACATGAATGGCCCTATCTTGGGAAGAACTGAAGGATACGTCCGACACGGACCCGCCGTTGACGACGCTCTACGGCGGCGCGAAGCTCGGCAAGACAACACTCGCGTCGGAATGGCCCGCGCCATACTACTGCCGCACCAGCGAGGGTGAGCGTCAAAGCTCCGGCAAACCCATGAAGTCGTTCGGTGTGTCGGAAAGCTACGGCGATGTCATTGACCAGGCGGACTTTATGCTTGAAGCGGAGCACGATCGCCGCACGTTCGTCGTGGACGCGCTCGACGGCCTCGAGGTGCTAATCCATGCGGAAGCCTGCGCTCGCAACGGGTGGGCCGATATCGAGGCGCCAGGCTATGGCGCTGGCTATGAGGCGGCCCACGGTATCTGGCTTGAGTTCATCAAGAAGATGCTGAAGCTCAAGAAGGCTGGCTTCTACGTCGTGCTGATTTCGCACGTCAAGGCAAAGACCGTCCCCGGCGTGACAACCGACAGCTACCCACGCTACACGCTCAACCTTCGCGACAAGGATGGCGAGTCCATTTGCGACGCGTCGGATCTGATCGGCTTCATCCATCAGCGTGTGTCGATCGCCAAGGAAGACCTAGGCTTCAAGAAGGTCGGCAAGCGCGGCGAGGGCGCCGGCGAAGTCAACATCGCCGTTCAGGGGCGACCCGGATTCGTAGCTGGCAACCGCTATGAAATCCCAAAACCTACCCTGCCGTTCAAGATGGGGCAGGGGTTTTCGACGCTCAACGCTTTCTTCCCTCCGCAGGACGGCATTGCGGCGGCTGCAGTCGAACCTGACGAAGACGACGAGCAGGATGCGGCATAACACCAACCACCACCAAGACCACCAACCACCACAAGGAGACTACCCAACATGGCAAGACTCGGAACAGCATTCAACGCGCAGGATCATGACACCACACAGTCCGACTATTCGGAACTCCCCAACGGAATCTACAAACTCGAAATCGAAGCGTCGGACGTCGTGCCGACCAAGGCGGGCGACGGCACCATTCTGAAGACCACGTTCGCCGTCATTGAGCCGGAAGAACTCAAGGGGCGCAAGCTTTTCGGCAGCTACAACCTCGAAAACAAAAGCCCGCAGGCGCAAGAAATTGGCCAGAAGCAGTTCGCCTCGCTTTGCCGCGCCATCGGCGAATCCACCGTCGAAGACAGCGAAGACCTCCACTTCCGTGGTTTCGTCGCCAAGGTCGGTCTCGGCAAGCCTTCGAAGGATGGCCAGTACCCCGCACGAGCCGAGATCAAGGCTTATTACTTCCCTGATGACGACAAGGAAGTTCCGGAGCCTGCGATCGACGACGTGCAGCCCGCGGCCCGTGCAGCACCTGCCAACGACAACAAACCAGCGCCAGCCGCACGCACCGCTGCTGCGCCGGCCGAGAAGGGCAAGTCTCCTTGGGCTAAGAAGGCGGCGTGATGGGCTGGCCAGAAGCCTTTGCGATAGCAAGCGCTGTGGCTGGCGTGGCGGCGGTTCTCATCGCCTTCATCCACTGCGGCACGCGCTAAACACCAACCAAGGCGGGCGCTTCGGCGCTCGCCATAGAGGAGACCAAAGATGCACAAGCAGTATCCGATGGCGGTCCAACTCAACGTCTACATCACGGACGGCGAGCAAGTGGGCTCAGTCAACTACGGCTTCCCATTTGGACGCTACCCAACGGACGAAACGATGGGGGAAGTCCTCGACAAGGTCAAATCTGCGCTTCCAGATGGCTTCCGCCTGATGAACAGGGCGGAGAGCACTATGCACTACCTGCGCGAGGAGCGCGGGTATCGCGGGCCGAACATGATTATCCCGCGTGATGGCGATTGGTACGACCCAGATACCGATTCCGACTTCACCGACCTCAACAATGAGCCGGAGTCCGACGAAGAATACTGATCCACACGGCGGGCCTCACCAGCCCGCCAACCACCACCGAGGAGACCCCATGCGTTTAACCATCCCTAAATCCGACCTGTCACGCCTAATCACAGGCGTCGGCAAGGTCGTCGAAGCCAGAAACACGATAGCCATCCTATCCAACGTCCTGCTCACCGCAACGACCGACACGCTGACGATACGCGGCACGGATCTCGACATCGAGGCGACGGCCAGCGTTCCCTGCGCCGCCACTCCAGGCTCCATCTGCGTCGATGCCAAGCTGTTCGCGAGCATTGTTGCCAAGGCCAGCGGCGATATCTCGCTCAGCCTGGAGGCTGATAAGCTCATCGTAAAATCAGGGCGCAGCCGGTTTTCGTTGCAGACGCTGCCCTCCGAAGACTTTCCTTCATTCGGGGATTCCAAGTTCGACGCTACGTTCGACATCGATCTGGCCGCGCTGTTTGCGCCGGTGGCCTTTGCTATCGCTGTGAACGACAACAGACACATGCTCGAGGGCATCTATTTCATCGGCACGCCAGCCGAGACAATCGCGGTCGCTACAAACGGGCATCGTCTATCGCGGCACGTCGGCCCATCCGTCGGCGAGTTCAAAGGCGTCATCATCGGGCAGAAGACGGTCTGCCTAGTGCCGAAGGGCAACATCACCGTGTCCGTTTCTGAAAACAAGGTCCAGTTCGTCGGCGCAGACATCACCATCGTTTCCAAGCTCATCGATGAAACCTACCCGGAATACCAGCGCGTCATTCCGACTATGAACGAAATCATCGTCAGCGCCGATCGGTCGGAAATGCTCAAGGCGGCCGACCGAGTCTCCACTGTGGCCAACGAACGCGGCAATGGCGTCAAGATTTCCGTCGCTGCCGGCGGCATCACCTTCACGGTTCGCGGTGATGTGGGCGAGGCCATCGACGAGGTGGCCACCGACTATACCGGAGATCCAACCGAAATCGGCTTCAACAGCATCTACTTCAAGGAAGCGCTGCAGGTCATGCCGGAAGGGCAGGTCACGCTGAAGCTTCGCGACAGCATGTCGCCGGCCGTTCTCATCGGTGGGGCGCCGGGCCTCGATATCACTCTTATGCCGCTGAGGATTTAGACGATGGGAAAAAAGCACGAAGAAACGAAGGAACTGGTCTATCGCGCAATCGATGAATTGAAGCGTGGCGACAGAGATGCGGCCATGTCGATCCTTGAAAGGACGGCTCGCCCGAAGTGGTGGTCTATCAATCGGTGCAATGAGGCGTTCGCGCTGAAGGACCAGCCGCATCAGTCGTCGTGGGGTAACCCAGGCTAATGGCCCCGATTCCGAAGATAGAATCCAGTACGGTTCGCGCCATCTATGCCGCCTACGAATCCGTCGCAGAATACTGGGACAGCCTTGGCATCTCCGTCGGCGAAGCGAACGCGCCTTGCGATCGTCAGCTTTGGTATTCGTTCCGCTGGTGCACTCCTTTGGAGAAACATACCGGTCGGCAACTGCGGCTCTTCCAGACGGGCAACCTGGAGGAGTCGCGGCTTGTCGAGGATCTGGAGCGTATCGGCGTTGATGTCTACGGTTCGCAGGACCGCATTCGGCTCGTGCAAGGCCATGTCCGTGGCAAATGCGACGGCAAGGGCATGGGCATTCCGGAAGCCCCTAAGACAGAGCACCTTCTGGAATTCAAAAGTAGCAATGCCAAGGGCATGAAGCTGATCATTAAAGACGGATGCAAGGTCGTCAAGCCATTGCATTACGGCCAGTGCCAGTTGGGAATGCACGCCTTTGGCCTGACTCGGGCGTTGTATCTCGTTGCGTCGAAGGACGACGACACGCTCTATGCCGAGAGGATAGAATACGATTTGGAATGGACCCTGCGCCTGCTGGCAAGGCTTGAGCGCATCGTCAATATGGACGAGCCGCCATCGCGCATCTCGGATAAGGCGGACTGGTTCGAGTGCCTTTTTTGCAAGCACAAGGCCGTCTGCAAGGAAGATGCTTGGCCGCGCGTGACCTGCCGCTCATGCCTTTATAGCACCCCTGAAATGGGAGGAGACGGACACTGGTCTTGCTCACGATTCAGCAAGCCGATCGCCTTCGACGAACAGAAGTCCGCTTGCCCTGCCCATTTGACGATTCCCGTGCTTGTGCCGGGTGAGCAAATTGATTGCTCCGAGGCCGACGAGACCGTGACTTACCGCCTCAAGACAGGCGAAATCTGGATCGACGGCGCAACCAACGCCTAGACCACCACCACATGAGGAGACCAATATGACCGCCACCACAGCAGAACGGCCAGCCGCTTTTGACGCCCGCGTAATGGCCTATATGCCAGGCCTTAGAAATCTCTCCTACAAGCTGGAGAAGAATCAAGAAATCCGCAACGACCTCGTCACCGACACCATCATTGAAGCGCTGGATAAGTGGCAGAACTTCCGTGAGGACGGCGGCATGTGGAACTGGCTGTATTGGACGATGCGCGGGCGCATCTGCAATCAGCGCAAGCTGAAGAAGCTTCACATTGTCGATTCAGAGTTTCACTACGACACGGCCGCCGTTCAGGCAACCCAAGACGACCATGTCGAGCTTTCCCAAGTTCTGGACATGATGGCAACCCGTGAAGGCGGTATCCTTCTCCGCCGAGCAATGGGCGAGAAGCTGCGCGAGATCGGTGAGGACTTGGGCATCAGTCGCGAAAGAACGCGCCAGATCGAAGAAGAAGCGCGCGCTATGGTCGTCAAGCGCTCTTCCCGCCGCATGGTGGCAGCATGACCCCCGCTGCAATCGTCGGGCCAGACGTGCTGGCGAAGTTGAAGGCGGCGGGCTGGATCGTTGTGAAGGCTGACGCGATTCGGTTGGCGCAGGCTATGGCGAGGGATGAGGCTCGTGAAGAGATGAAGGTGGCGGCATGAGGCTGGTCGTAACAGGCGGTCGCAACTACAGCGACACTGCGCGCATCTTCGCCGCCCTAAGCGAGCTTCACGCACGCCGACCCATCACCTTGCTCATTGAGGTAGAGGCGGCTGGCCTGGATACCCGTGCTCGCGTGTGGGCCATCCGCAATGGCGTTCCGCTCCAGCCTTGCCCTGCGCCATGGGATGACATCGACCATCCTGATGCCGTCGTGCGCTACTCACGTAGCGGCAAGCCGTATGACGTCACCGCAGGCACTCGCCGCAATCAACTGATGATCGACGAATGGCGCCCTGACTATGGGCTCGTCTTCCCCGGCGGAACTGGCACCGCCGACATGCGGTCGCGTCTTGTTGCCGCTGGGATTGAATTTGAGGATGTCAGCGCATGCTAGAACTCCGCGACTACCAAAGAGCCGCAATCGACGAGCTGTACACCTACTGGCAAAACGGCGGAGGCAACGGCCTTATCGTCCTGCCGACCGGCGCCGGCAAAGCGCTCGTCATTGCCAAGATCATTGAGGAACTGCTGGCTGACTATCCGACTATGCGGATCGTCAACGTCACGCATTCGGCAAGCCTGGTCGAGCAGAACTTCAAGGAGTTCATTGGCCTTCAGCCCTTCGCACCAGCCGGAATCTACTCTGCCAGCCTCAATCGGCGGGATGCGAGGGCGCAGGTGCTGTTCTGCGGCATTCAATCGGTATGGAACAAGGTTGACCAGCTTGGCGACATCGACCTCATTCTGGTTGACGAGGCCCACGCCATCAGCCGCAACGCCGACACGCAGTACGGCAAGTTCTTCGCTGACGTGCGCGCACGCAATCCGGACAGTCGCGTAGCGGGAACCACCGCCACCGACTACCGCATGGATTCCGGCCGCCTGACGGACGGCGAAGACGAGGAAGAACTGGTCGCTGAAGACGAGGACGGAAAGGCTGTGCTGGTCAAGCCAAAGCGCGTCAAGCTGTTCGACGACGTAGTCTATGAAATCGGCATCGCCGAGTTGATGGAGCAGGGCTACCTCACGCGCCTAACCAGCCAGAAGACGACCAGCAAGATTGACCTGAAGGGCCTGCACACACGCGGCGGTGAATACATCCCCGGCGAGGTGTCGGCAGCGGCAGAGAAGATCATAGAAGAGGCGGTCGCTGAAGATATGGTTATGTCGGAAGGCCGCCGTGCCGCCTTGTTCTTCTCGACCAGCAAGGAGAATGCCAATCACATAGCCGAGGCGATCCGTCGGCATGGGCGGACCTGCGCAGTCCTGACCAGCGACAACGCGCACCAGACCAAGGAGATTTTCGAGGGATTCCGGTCTGGTAAATACTGGGCGATTTCGTCGGTATCGATGATCACGACGGGCACGAACTTTCCGTTTGTGGACTTTATTTCGCTCATCTTGTCGACGAAATCGGCCGGAAAGCTCGTCCAGATTCTAGGGCGCGGGACGCGCAACTATCCCGGCAAGGATGACTGCCTCATTGCCGACCACGGCAAGAATCTGGCATACCACGGGCCGATCGACCAGATCCGACCGAAAGAACCTGGCAGCGGTGACGGCGAACAACCTAAGAAGGTTTGCCCGACGGAAGAGACGCCCGGTGGCAAGCAGGATGAAAACGGCAACTGGGGCTGCGGCGAGGCCATACCGATCTCGTTCATGAAGTGCCATTGCTGCGGCTACATCTTCCCTCCGAATGAAGAGGAGAAGATTACGGCCGAGGCTGCGGCCGCTCCTGTTCTGTCGACGGAAAAGCCTTGGTTCTCAGTCGAGGACAGGTCTTTTAAGTACAAGACGCCTAAAGAAGATGGCAACCCGCCGTCTGTCTGGTGCACCTATACCGTTGGTCGCAAGACTGTGAATGAGTTCCTTTGCCCGCAGCACATGGAGCATCCGGAGCCAAGTAAGCGCGCCTTTCCAAAAGGCAAGGCTGACCGGTGGTGGATATCTATGGGGGGCAATCGACCATTTCCTAAAACTGTCATCGAGTTTTTGGAACGTCAAAACGAACTCATGCCGGTGACAGAGGTCCAACTAGACTACAGCGGGAATCACAGGTACCCGACAATCAAGGACTTCAAACTGGGCGAACGCGCACCAGCCGCCAACGATAACCAGCCAGCGCCGGCGAACGATAACGGCAAGTGGGCGCGGGACATGGACGACGAGATTCCATTCTAGCGTTGACAATTTTGTAAATATAAACTACTGTGATAATTACCACACCACCACACTGAGGAGACTGATGATGGCTTACTTCAATAAACTTGGAACGGTGGCTTGGGCTAAGGAGATCATGGCAATGGTTGGACGACTAGAATTAGAGGGAGCCGTCCTCAATATGCGCGAGACCATTGAGCGCCGCGAGGCCATGAGAATTCTAAATACCCATTAAACCACACCAAGGAGACTGATGTGAGCGAGAGAAGATATGAAGAAGAAATGCGCCGCGCGTTAATCGCCGACGGCGAAAAACTGGCGGCAATGACCGGTGAAGACCATGGACCGTGGGATTTGGCTGACTTCGTCCTGTCGGAAGAGCACCGCGAAGAGTTGGAAATCCTAGCCTCTGGCTTTGAGGCGTCTGACTACGCGGAAAGCCTGCTTCATGTCGCGCTCAAGCCTCATGTCGACGCGTTTCACTCGGGGGCGCGTGACGACTTTACAATGCGTCAGCTTCGAATTTCGAATGATGCTCGGTCGGCAGCGCGCAGCAGCAGTCGTTCGGCCGCTGCAATTCGTGCCGTGTTGCGTCTAATCACGCCGCCAACACCATGACCCCATCTCCAAACGAAATCATCGCCACCGAGACCGGCCCCATCAAAGCCGCCGTCATCCTAGCCGCGCTTCGTGCGGCGGGGTGGGAGGTGGTGCGGGCGGAGGAAGAACCGCGAACGGACTGGGGTGCTCACTGGAAAGAATTACAGCGCCGCGCCAAGATTGACCCCATCCAATACACGTAACCACGCGCCCACCAGCGCACACCACCACAAGAGGAGATGAATATGACTGCAGAGAGAAGAGACGACTGGATTGATCACGACGGCAAGGGCCTACCTGTAGACGTGGACGAAAAGGTGGAGCTTCGGTTCCGCGACGGAGACACCCGAGTCGGCAGGGCTGGCTTTTGGCATTCAGATGGCGACGAAGGCACTCAGTGGGTCTTTGACGAAAGCGACCCGGACTACGACATCATCGCCTACCGCGTGGTGCAAGCATGACCGCCGCCGAGTTCAACCCAATGGCAACGCGGGCCATCGAGACCGCCGAGTTCCCGAAGGATCACAACCAGCCTGCGAACGATAACGTCGAGCCAGAAGTCTTCACCGAGATTAATGACCTCTTCGACGAAGCCAAGAATTTCGCAGACGGCGAGCCTATCGCCGACGAAGCCACGGCAGCCGCTATCACAAAGCTCTATGACGGCCTGCATGCTGCTGGCAAGCGGGCCGATGAGTTGCGCGTAGCCGAGAAGAAGCCGCACGACGACGCGGCAGCAGCCGTGCAGGCGCGCTATAATCCCTTCATACAGCCGAAGAAGGGAAAAGTGGATCTCGGCAAGTCCGCGCTGTCCGATCTCCTGTCAGTATGGCGCACAGCCAAGTCCAAGGCAGCCGCCGCAGAAGCCGCCCTAGCAGCCGAGAAGGCAGCAGAGGCCACCCGCATAGCCCAAGAGGCCATTCGCGCGTCCTCGGGCAACCTCGCGGCGCGTGTTGAGGCTGAGGAGTTGTTGGCTCACGCTGCGTCGGTAACAAAGCAAGCGGCCCGTGCTGACAAGGCTGCGACGACGGGGACGGGACTGCGGACAGTTTGGCGAGCGGAGTTGGTGGACGCCTTTGCTGCGCTGACTTGGTACTACGACAAGAACCCCGGCGTGTTCCACGAGTTCATCCAGAAGCTGGCAGATGCCGACGTGCATTCGGGCGTGCGGAAGATTGAAGGCTTTCGGGTCGTGGAAGACAAAGTAGCGACTGCAGGGAGGGCGAGAGCATGACCGCCATTGACATCGAACGCATGAGCGACGCCATGACGAAGTTCCACCTGCGTGGACCGTGGCCGCTTGATCCAGTCATTCACCACTTCGCTGACATCGATCGAGGCGATCCTCACGACCACCCATGGGGTTTCCGTTCAATCGTCCTGGACGGTGGTTACGTTGAGCGCGTCTTCCAGCCTAACGGAACGAGTGAACTGGTCGAGCGCAAGCCGGGGGATAGTTTCGATATTGCCGCCACCCACATTCATCGCATGGAGGCACTGCCCAGCGGAGATTGCTGGACGCTCATTCTGCCGGGGCCGCATGAGCGGACATCGCGGTTTTGGCAGTTTCGTGAGGATGGCGCTTATTCGCGCGCCTGGCATGAGGCTGAATGGACGAGGGAGTGGAAGTGATGCAGTCTCTGACCAGCCAGATGATTGACGGCGTGTTCCCGACGAAGGCGGTGGATATCGCCGCACTGTCCAAACTTTGTAGTCAATCTTCGGTCGGGGCGCGTGCCGTTCACGACAAGACGGGCCGTGAGATCATGGTGGGCGACGTTCTCAAGGTGTTCCACTTCACGGCAGCCGTGCGCCGGAAACGCCATTTCATGTACAAGCAGGTGGTGGCAAACGACAACTTCCGAGACGGCACGCCGTATCTGAAGGTCAGCCACCTCGACATGACCGCAGACGGATACACGCTCATCTGCGACGGCAAGCATTTGTCGGACTATAAAATCGTCCAGTCTGTTGGCGTGCAGTTTGAGAACAGACCGCGGCACAACGCCTAACATTATCACCCATTCCATACCACCTACAAGCGGTGCGCTTACCACGCGCATCGCTGATTAAACCGCACATGAGGAGACGTTATGAGAATTGAGCGCATCGGCGACGCTACACTTTACAACGGCGATTGCCTGGAAGTCATGGCTGGCCTTGCGCCGGTCGACCACGTGATTTCGGATCCGCCTTATGAAGAAAGCCTTCACGCGTCGAAGAACAGTCTGCGCGGACGGGTCCGCGCAGATAAGGGTCCGGACCTCAAGGGTTTGGATTTCGCTTCAATCGACACCATCCGCCAGTCAGTCGTTGACGCTGCGCACCGCGTCTGCACCGGCTGGTTTATCGCGTTCTGCACTATCGAAGGCGTCGCCTACTGGGCCGAGGCCATCAACGCTTCACCGATGAAATACAAACGCGGCTGCCTGTGGGTGAAGCCTGATGCGACACCCCAGTTAAACGGGCAGGGACCGGGGCAGGGCGCCGAGTGCTTCGTCACCGCATGGAATGGCACCGGCCACGCCAAATGGAACGCAGGCGGCAAGCGTGGCGTCTACACCCATCTCACCAACCAGCGCGACCGCGACGGCAGGCACCCCACCGAAAAGCCGATTCCCCTGATGCGGGAACTTCTGCAGGACTTCACCAATCCCGGCCAGACCATTCTGGATCCGTTCGCAGGCTCTGGGACGACAGGCGTTGCGTGTGCCAAGATGGGCCGCAAGTTCATCGGTATTGAACTCGACCCAAAGTATTTCGACGTGGCTTGTGAGCGTATCGAAAAGGCGTATGCGCAGGGCGACATGTTCACTGAGGCGCCGAGCCGCAAGGTCAAGCATGCAGATATGTTTGCGGCTCCGGCCAACGATAACGCTCCCGCGCAAGCTGGTGCGTCCACCAACCACCACACCCAAGAAGCTGCATAAATGGCCCCGATGCCGAACCACAAGAAGCCAATCCTACCAATAACTCCAACATCCGACGAGCACGGAGACCCATCAACCTGCCGCATCTGCTCAATGCGCGCCATCGGTGTCGGCGTAGGCTTCACATCCCGTGGCGACAAGGATCCTGGCTACCTCTGCATCGAGTGTTGCGCCCTCGTCGAGACCGTCCGCAGTATGCGCCGATTCGACGTCTACGAGGTCAAGGCGCTGGAGGGATGTATGGAAGCCGTCGGAGAGTTCCTTGAAGAGCGAGGACTCACCGACCTTGCCCTGATGGACGAGCTTGACGCCCGCATGCTGTGCAAGCGGGTGGTGATGGCGTTTGGGGATACGCTTCGGCGGTTGTTGAGAGAGGAGGCACCGTTTTGATCAAAGTCCTTGACCTATTCAGCGCGGCGGCGGGCGGGTGGTCCCTTGGGATGCACCGCGCCGGCTATCGCACCATGGCCGCCTGCGAAGTCGTAGATTGGCGTCGCACCCTCTATTCGGAGAACAACCCGGGAGTCCCTATTTATGACGATGTCACCACACTTACAGCAGACCGACTTATTCGGGACGGTCACGGACTCCCCGACATCGTCGTTGGCAGCCCGCCGTGCCAGGACATCAGCAGCGCCAACACAAAAGGAAAAGGCGTCGACGGGGAGCGCTCCAGCCTCTATTTCGAAGCTGTCCGCATCATTGACGAATGCAGACCTCGTTGGTTCGCTCTTGAAAATAGCGCTAATCTCAGAACTCGAGGCGCAGACCGGGTCATCGATGCACTGGCGGCAATCGGCTACACCTGCTGGCCATTCGTGGTTAGTGCTGGAGACATCGGCGCCAACCACGAGCGCAAGCGAAGCTGGCTTATCGGGTTCAATCTTTCACACGCCGACGACGCAGGAAAATTTCGCAGCGCCAAGCATGCAAAAATGGGAATCGTGCCGCCCTTGGAATGTGATGTTGGCCACACCTCGCAAGACAGATGCGGACAGGGGTGGGCGAGGGGATGTGCTGAGCCAGTTGCGGGGATACCCGTCGAGGCATGCGGGGATGCCGCGCTACCTTCCGACGCCAGTAAAGAACGATGGGAAACTGGAGCCGTGGTCGGAAGCGTACGCCCGTCGCCGGTCACCGAAACTGGACGCTCTAATGGATGGGGCGATGAGACTCGAAACCCTGCCAACTCCAACGAAGCGGGACAAGCGGATGGATGGGTGGAGCCCAGCCTACGACCGACGCAAGAGCCCGACGATGGATGCAGTGATGGACGGTGCAATGACGGGTCGTGCGTCGGACAAATGGGCGGGAGCCCGAGCACTTGCCCACATCCTCCAGAGCCATGGGCTGACTGGAACAGCGGCCTTGCCGGTCACCTACGGGTGGATGATGGGCTATCCGGCTGGGTGGCTAAGTCGCGCATTGCGGTCGGCGGTCCAAAAGGGACTGCTGCAGCATCCCTCATCGTCGAAGCGTTCGGCGACGCCGTTTGCCCGCAAATCCCGGAAGCCATCGGTCGAGCCATCATGAGGGTGGAGCGGGCTTTGGTTGCCGTGGCCAACGACAACTACCAATCCACCCCCGCCACGACCAAGGTCTCCCATGCGTGAAGCAGCGCATTCACCCACGGCGGCACGTCAGTCGTGCCAGCCTTCCATCGACGAACGGTTCGCGCGTCAACTCCAGAGTGGCGCGCGAAAGCCGTTTGCCAGTTACGACCGAACAGGGCGGCGCAACGAATTTCGAGCTCGGAGGGTGTCAACGAACAACCTCAACCGACGCAACAACATGGCCAAGGCCAGTCGGGTCAGGCTTGCCAATGCTGCGATTGGCGCGGTCGAGGTATGCGTCGCGGGCGGCAATGTCCTTGGCGTAGTAGTTGAATGGTTCCCGCACTCCATCCTTGAACGTGACACGAACGTGCAAGCCAGCAGCGGTGCGCTTGGCGGCGTGAGCGGCGAGGAAGGCTTTAGTGTCGAAAGCTGCGGTTGTCATTGTGGTGGTCTCCTTGGTTGGTGAGATCAAACTAGGACATAATGACCTAAGTGTCAAACGTTATTTTGGGAGAAATTGAATGGCCAAACTGAACTTCAAACTACAGCACACCATGCCCACCACCACACCACTCGACCTAGCCAAATCATACATTGCCCACGGATGGCCAGTCTTCCCATGTAGAGAGGGCGCAGAAGAAACCGTCGACCCGACGTCGGGCGAGATCATCACTCTCAACGAAAAGACGCCCCGGACGAGCAACGGCTTTAATGGCGCCAGCAAGACAGAGCGCATCCTGGAGCGATGGTGGTCGGATAATCCGAACAGTGCGGTCGGCATACCAACGGGCGAGAAGACGGGTGTGTTCGTGCTAGACATCGACGCCAAGCCAGGCGGAGCCAACGGATTCGAGTGGCTGGAAGAGATGGAGAACGAAAACGGGGAGCTGCCAGCGACCGCACGCGTCACCACACCAAATAACGGGCTGCACATCTACTTCAAATATGTTCCTGGCACCCGCAACCGCGGAGCGCTCGGCGGCGGCGTGGACGTGAGGTCTGAAGGCGGTTACGTACTGGCGGCCGGAAGCGTAATGGCCGACGGGCGCTCATACAAGTGGACACCAGACTCTGCCACGATCCCAGAGATCGCCGACGCGCCAGAATGGCTTCTGGAATTGCTGCTCCCCAAGCCCCACACGACCGCATCGTCAACGTACCAGCCGCATGCGATCGGCAACACGCCATACGTCAATCGCGCCATTGAACTTGAACTTGCTGACCTGGCAGACGCGCCACAAGGCACCCGAAACAATCGGCTTAATGATGCAGCCTTCGCGCTCGGACAGTTCGTTGGGGCGGGTGTCATCGCCCATAGTGAGGCGGAGCGCGAGCTTCAGGCCATCGCGCAGCCGTGGGGCAACTTCCCGAAGTCTTGCGGGACAATCCGGAACGGGCTTACGGCCGGTCAACGGCAGCCTCGCATTATTCCGGAGCCGACACACTACGAGGACAATACGCGGCTCGTCGACATATCAAGGATGATTGCCAACGGGATTGCGAAGGCTAAGGCCAAGGAACTTCCCGTTGAGGAAGATTCTGTCAATGATGAAGTAAATGTTCCCGAACGGGACGGAAACGCCGCCGAGGTGACTGACAGCGCCGAAACAACCCCGAACGGGATCATGGATAGCAAGTCCCCAACGGCAGCCAATGACAACCGCGCCTTCCATGCCACGCCCTTCACCTACAAAGACCCGACCACGCTGCCGCGGCGCGAGTTCGCATTCGGCACGCATTACATCCGCAAGTACGTCTCGGTCACCGTGTCACCAGGCGGGCTAGGCAAGACAAGCAACAGCATTGTCGAGGCTCTGGCTATGGTATCCGGCAAGCCTTTGGCCGGCACGAAGCCGAAAGAGAGGCTGAACGTCTGGCTGTTCAATGCCGAAGACCCGCGCGACGAAATGGACCGGCGCATCATGGCTGCGTGCGTGCACTACAAACTGAAGCCTGAGGATATTGAGGGTAGGCTGTATCTCGACACGGGTCGAGAGCAAGAGCTTATCGTCATGCACGAGGACAAGAAGACCGGCCTGAAGGTTAATGAGCCTGTGGTCGAAGCCGTGGTCGAACAGATAGAACGTCTCGGCATCGATGTCATGATTGTCGACCCGTTCGTGTCTACCCACCGCGTCAACGAGAACGATAACGGCGCGATCGACAAGGTGGCGAAGCTGTGGGCTCAGATTGCCGACTATACCAACTGCGCCGTCGACGTCGTCCACCATCTGCGCAAGCTGGCAGACAGGGAAGCAACGGTTGAAGACGCTCGAGGCGCCGTGTCCCTAATCGGTGCGGCCCGTTCCGTTCGCGTTCTAAACCGCATGACGGAAGAGCAGGCGACTCGCGCCGGCATGGAGAAGGACGACCGATTCAGCTATTTCTGGATACACCACGGCAAGGTCAATCTTACCAAGATGGACAATACCGAGCATTGGCGGAAGATGGAGTCCGTGTGTCTTGGCAATGGCGCTAAAAGCAAGTTCATGCTTGCAGATGCCCCCCATGACACCGCCGGCGTGGTGACTGAATGGAAATGGCCATCCAAGGACGAGTTGGCGAAGACCGTTCCGGATGACGCCAAGCGTGATGTGCTGGTGAAGCTCCAAAACCAAAACTATAGGCTCGATGCTCAATCCGACGACTGGGCAGGGTACGTGATCGCCGAGGCAATGGGCGCGTCAATAGACGTCGCGAAGGCGCTCACACCAGAGAAGCGCAAGATAAAATCGGTTCTGGAATCGTGGATTGGAAACGGCATTCTTGCGGTTGTTCCGGAGGACGACCCTAAGCGCATAGGTCGAAAAATAAAGTACGTTCGACCTGCTCAGGCGGCTTAAACAAACCACCATAGATTGCTAAAAATACGAAGCGCACGTTGTCTGCCACCACCTCACCACCTAGGTGGCAGAGGTGGTTCGCCACCACCTCAAACGTGGGGTGGCAGAGGTGGCGAAACCACCACCTCAAAACGCACTTTTGGGGTGGTGGCGAGACTTCACCACGACTGCGAAATTTCCTTCTCCACCACCACCTCCTCCCCTTTAGGGGGGAGGGTGGTGTGAAGGAGGAGGATGTAGGTAGAAAACCCAACCACCTCGCCACCTCACCACCACCTCATAATTTTACCACCCTGCCACCCCACCAAAAACCACCACCAAGGAGACCCCCATGGCCCGCACACGAACAACCCAGCAGACGACGAGAATCAAAGGCGCCCGCGTCATCCTCAAGACCACCACCAACGCGGCTGGCGAAACGAAGGTGACTGTGAGGGAGGCCGACGTGGAAGAATGGGTTCTGCAGGCTGCCGCTATCCGAGCCTTGCGTGCGATGCCGGAATATTCGCTGTCGGCAGGAAAGGGCCAGTTCACGTTGGCCGGCGACTTCAACTCGGCCCGTCGATCCCCACGGGAGCAGATGAAGGCGAAGGCAACCGGCCTGATGCCAGGAGAGCACGATATCCGCATCTACATCCAAGGCGGACAGCTGGGCCTGATCGAAATGAAGGCGGCAAAGACGCCCGTCAGCGCCGAGCAGAAGAAGCGGCACGCATTGCTGTCATGGATGGGCTTTACGCGTCAGGCGGTGCTGCGTGCGACCAGTGAGGAAGAGGCGGAGGGGTTGGTGGTAGAGACGGTAAGAGGATGGCTAGCAGAGCAGCGGGCGACAGCATAGCAGACCTTGACAATTTTGTAAATATAAACTATTGTGAAAATTACCAACACCACATGAGGAGGAGAAATTAGTATGGCCATTGCGAGAACCAAGTCAGGGCAGCGAAGGAAGGTTAGCCCTGGTGTTAAGGGGGCAATCAGTGAGCACATAGCCACAGCATGGTTGCTTGCATCCGGGTTTGACGTGTTTCGTAACGTCGCCCCCAACGGTAAGGCGGACTTGCTCGCGATAGACTGGATTAATGACGAGACCGTCAGGGTGGATGTAAAGTCGGAGGGCTTCACCCTCGAAAAAGGGAAGGGCGGAGAAATGGGGCAGGCGCTTCGTGAGCGAGACAAACTGAACGCCGGCTTTGAGATAAAATATCTTGTCGTCAAGAATAACGGTGATTGCGGTTGGTATGAAGAAAAATCGCTTGAAGCCGCGAATGACAATGAGCCTAAACCCACATGGTGGCGTGACAAGAAAACCGCTCAAAGGTTCCGCTTAGTCGATGAGTGTACTTCAAATAAGCAGTGGTCTTATTTCTGCCATTGGTTAGTTCGCGCCTATCCTGATTACATAATCCCATTCGCAGAGAGTTTTGTTCGAGATATTTCCTCGCGAGGGATTGGCAACGACCGCCCATATGTCAGCAATAAGGAGGTTGGCGTGCTTAGGAAACTCCACAAGCATATCTTCACCAAATTGACCGAATTGGATTCAATCGAACTTATCTATGGGGATGCAGCATGACATTGAGAGCCAAACTTCAAGAAACGCTCTCCGGCGACGGAGCCGGCCTGCCATCTCGCATGATTTACACGGAATCAGAAAGAAGCGGCGTTCATACTCAAAAGGTCAGACTCCATAAGCGATCACAGAAAGGAAAGGACTGGGACGGCACGGCAGCCAATGACAACATTGCCTGGCCCTTGGCAACGGCACTCATCAAGGAGGGAAACACCGAACTTCTTAAGTACGCTATGTTGTACCGGAAGGTATACGACACAGCAAAGAGCGAGGCTAAGTTGGGAGGGTCAAACGCCGTCCTTCGAGATGGCATGTCGCTAGACCGGCATATTCACGTCCGTGAAGACGGAAGGATTGTGCAGAAACATGTTCGACAATCCACCGCCGCAAACGTGGACATTCCAGCAAGGAAAAAAGTACCGCCATTTGCAGACGAGGAAACAGATGTGCAGCGCGATACTGTTCGCGTTCCTAAGGCGTGGAATGGCGATCGCCCAGTAAATGATATGATGGATGCGCAGCAGCACCTATCTCGCCTGCAATCGGCTCTTGGCTATTTATGCGAACCATTCGAGCTTGCGTGCATTGATGGACGGACCCTAGAAGCGGTCGGTAATTCGGTCGGCACTGCGAACAGAGCTGGAGCTATGGGTGCAGGTCGGGCTCTCGTACATATGGCACTTGTTACGTTGCGGGATTGCATCGGCGATGTGAAGCGAGGAGACCTTGTGACTGCCAAGGTATAACCTGAATAGCTGAAAAATTGGGAAGGGAACGGAGAATGTTTCTCCAGTCTCTTTCCAAGTTCGATGCGCCGCTACCATGCAAGGCGATCGACCCTGCCGCAAGGCGGGGTAACTATAACGAAGATGCCGCGACCCAGTGAGGGTGTTCGTCTAGATGCGATACGCCAGTATGCGCATCGACTATGCTGGCTCTACTGGCAAAGACCTAGCCATCTTCGTTTACCCACACAGCAAGGCAGGACTTTGTACACCCTGTATAGGCACCACTAGCGCAACGCGCCGGCCGTTCCTTGCTGTTACCCCATACAGCACGACATTCACCGCTAGATGAGCGCACCTCGTTGCATCATTCGGTCGCCTTGCTGCACCCCATACCCACGGCGTGGTCTCCTCCGCTGCCTGGGTGTCCTGCGGCCTGCTCTCCTTGATCTTAACTGATCGGATTGAGCGGGCCGCGTTTGTTTTTCAAGGCACAGCATGGCCAATAACAGTGCATGGCATAAGCTTTATCAGCGTGCCAGATGGCGCAGCCTTAGACAGGCGCAGCTAAGCATTCAGCCTTTATGCGAGTTCTGCTTGATCACTGAGGACGTCACATCGGCTGATGTCGTCGACCATCGCAAGCCGCATAAGGGCGACCTTAAGTTGTTCTACGACCCAGACAATCTTCAGTCATTGTGCAAGCACCATCATGACAGCGCGAAGCAGATGATGGAGCGCGGCAAGAAGGTCGTCACGTATGGTGTTGATGGGTATCCTATAGAATTGAATTAATCAATGAAATCAATGGGATACGGGTGTCGAATAAGTCTCAATACCTCCGGCCTGGGTATCGGCGTTGGGCAAACGCGTACACTTTTCCAATTGAAAATATGAGGGTCGGGCATGGCTAGGCCAAGAACGCCAAAGGCGAAAGCCGCGGTGACGGGTCAGTCGTCCGTACGCAAAACAAAGTTTGAATCACGAGTAGAACCGCTCGTTGAGGACGAGATTGGTCAGCCTTTTTCTTGGCTTTCCGATAACGCCAAGCGGGCCTGGTTAGAACTAGTAGAAGAAATCCCGTGGCTCAACAAGAGCCATCGCGGCGTGCTTTCTGTGGCCGCTAAGTTGCGCGGACGGATGATGGGAGACTCATCGAATGGCGAAACTGATCTCGGCATTCAAGGGATGAACCTTTATCAGGTCTGCCTCGGCAAAATGGGAGCCACGCCAGCCGACTCCACGAAGGCGGGGGTAAGACCAGATGGCGAGACAGAAGATCCAGCCGAAAAGTACTTCCGCGGCCGGTAAGCCTGCTGCGGCCCCGAAGGGCGACATAATTGACCCGAAATACCCAACCGGCCCGGTTGACGAGTACGCCGAAGCTGTAATCATCGGCGCGATCGTAGCTGGCCCGCATGTTCGGAACGCTTGCCGCCGTCACCGTGATGACCGCATGAATGGCCACAAGCGAGGCCTTCGGTTCAATCTAAGCGCTGCGCTCGACAAGATCGGGTTCTTTGAGGATGTATTGAAACTGAACGGCGGCCAGTTCGAGGGGCGCCCGTTCATCCTGCATATTTCGCAGAAGTTCAAGGTTGGGTCGCTGTTCGGCTGGGAGAAGGTCACGCCGGAAGGCGACTGGCTCCGAAGGTTCCGCCGGTATTACGGCGAAGAAGGAAAAGGCAACGGCAAGTCTCCGTTTGCAGGCGGCATCGGCCTAATCGGCATGATGTACGACAGCGAGGAGCGCGCCGAGATTTATGCGGCCGGCAAGGACAAGGCTCAGGCCATGGTCCTGTTTCGCGACGCTGTCGCGATGGTCGATCAATCACCGGCTCTTGCCAGGAGAATTACTAAATCAGGCGGCAATCCCGTATGGAACCTGGCTGACCTGAAGACTGGCTCGTTCTTCCGTCCGATCTCACGCGAGGGGGCCAGTTCTGGCCCGCGTCCGTACATTGCGCTCTGCGATGAGTTGCATGAGCATCCGAACGGCGACGTCATCGAAATGCTCGAGCGTGGCTTCAAATTCCGTCGCTCTCCGCTCTTACTGATGATTACGAACTCTGGTTCCGACCGCAACAGCATTTGCTGGGCGGAGCATCAGCACGCTATCAAGGTAGCGGCCGGCACGCAAACACCTGACGACGACTTCACCTATGTCGGTGAGACGTGGGAAGGTAGCGACGACACGTTCTCTTATGTGTGCGCTCTCGACAAGGATGATGATCCGCTAACGGACCCGACTTGCTGGATTAAGGCAAATCCGCTCCTCGGCGTCATCCTGAAGTATGAATACCTTGAGGGCGTAGTTGCGCAGGCGAAGGATATTCCTTCAAAGCGTAACGGCATCTTGCGGCTTCACTTCTGCGTCTGGACCGAATCCGACACGAGCTGGATCCCGCGGCCCATCCTCGAAAAGGTGATGTTCGACTTCGATCCTTATGTCGAGCACAAAGGCAAGCAGATCACGACCGCAGGGCTCGACCTATCCGGCGCGAAGGATTTGACGGCCGCCACGTTCTGCATTGAGACCGGCACGAAGCGGGTTGTCCGAGCTGATGGCAGTGAGGCTGACCTTCCGACTTACGACTTGTGGCTCGAGGCATTCACGCCGCGCGACACGATGGATGAGCGGTCGAAGGTCGACCATGTTCCGTATCGCCTGTGGAATGAGACGTTCCACAAGGACGCCGCCGGCAACCTGACAAAGCAGCCATACATAAATGCTCCGGAGGGCAAGAGGGTGCGCTACGACCATGTCGCAGCGCTGTTCTCTCGTATCAACACTGAGCACGGCATCGGCCTGCTTGCGTTCGATAAGTACGCGTTCGACAAGTTCGAAGAGGAGCTTGACTCCTATAACGTGGATATCCCGTCAGTAAGCCACCCACAGGGCGGCAAGAGACGCGCTAAGCCCAGTGAAGAGAAGGTTGAGGCGGCCAAGGCTGCCGGCCTTCCTGCCCCACTAGGGCTCTGGATGCCAGGCTCTGTCTCGGCTCTTGAAACCCTTATCCTTGAGGAGCGCATTAGGCTTCGCCGGTCTCCGGTCCTGCTTGGCGCTCTAATGGGTGTGGCAATCGAGACGGATCCGCTGATGGGCAATCAATGGTTCTCAAAAAAGAAGTCGACGGTTCGAATTGACCCGGCTGTCGCTGCGGCAATGGCCGTTGGTGCCGCAACTGATGGCGCTACGGCTGCCGGTCCCGACATCGGCGATTTTATCGACAATATGGTGATGGTGATTTGATGGGTTCCTTCCTAGACAGATGGCGTGGGACGCCCATCAAATTGACCGACGGTGCGTTTTGGCGTGGTTTTTTCGGCCTTGGAACGACCTCTGGTGAGGTTGTGACGATCGAAACCGCGCTGCAGCTTGATGCTGTATGGGCATGCGTCAACCTAATCCGGAATGCAATCGTCATGCTGCCTTGCCTTGTTTACAAGGAAGACGGCGTGACGGTCGATAAATCGTCCGATCTGTATCAGCTTCTGCATGACATGCCGAATTTGGACGACACGGCCTCTGATTTCTGGGCCATGGTCGCGCTGTGCTTGTGCCTCGACGGCAATTTCTTCGCCGAGAAGAAGTACAACGGCACGAAGTTGATTGCGCTTAACCCATTGGCTCCGCTGGACGTGAACGTCTGCCGGGACAAGAGCAACAATCGCTCCTACGAGGTGACTGAATCGGGGAAAATCCGGAAAATCCCGGAAAACAAGATGTTCCACATTCGTGGCGCTGTCCTGCCTGGCTGCGATCGCGGCATGTCTCCGATCGGAGTTTGCCGTAATACGGTTGGCAACGCGCTGGCTGGCGAGCGCGTGGCTGGCAAGATGTTTGCCAACGGCTTTCAGGTTTCTGGGCTGCTAACTTCAGATCAGATACTTAAGGCTGAACAGCGCGCGCAGCTTGGCGCCACGTTGAACCAGTTCGCAGGCTCAGATCGCGCCGGCAAGGTCGCTGTTCTTGAAGCTGGACTAAAATACCAACAGCTTACGATCAATCCTCAAGACGCGCAGATGCTCGAGACGCGCCAATACAGCGTCGAGCAGATTTGCCGCATCTTTGGCGTCCCTCCGGTGATGATTGGCCACGCCTCCAACGGCACGACCACTTGGGGTTCCGGAATTGAGCAGTTGATTCTCCAGTTCATCAAGACGTGCATTGGCCCGATGGTCAAAAGCATCGAGTCCGCCATCTATCGCGACCTGCTTGACAGCAAGACGCGGAAAACGACATCGGTAAAATTTTCGATGGAAGGAATCCTTCGCGGAGATAGCGGCGCACGCGCCGATTTCGTCTCCAAGATGATCCAGTCCGGCGTTTACACGGTCAACGAGGGTCGAGCCTACGAAAACAAGGCTCCGGTGACGGGCGGCGAGAAGTCGATCGTCAACAGCACGATGACCCCGCTCGACAAGCTTGGCGAAGAGCCAGTAACGGCCCCTGCCGCGCCATTGAAGGCCGCTGCTTAAGGAAACCACATGACAATGAAAATCTGGACCGTGAGTGGCTTCGCCGCTGGCGCGCTGGCGCATGGCTGCATGGCTGTTGAAATCGCTGCAATTGACGAAAATGAGGCGATCAAGAGGGTTGGTCACCTTCTTTCCGCACGCGGACATGCTTCCGACGGCCTAAGCGCCAAGGGAGTTGCCCAATGAAATACGCACACATTCTCTCGGCTTTCGCGGCCGAGCCGTGGGCCATGCAGCCGGAAAAGCTGGGTGCGCTGACGCGGTTTCTTGCTTTCAAGGCTGCCGGCGGTGTTTATAGCGCTGAAGAGGTCGCCGCAGTCATCGATCGGGCAAAATCCGAGGAAATCGCCCGAAAAGAAGGCGCTGTAGGGGTTATCCCGGTTTACGGCGTCCTTTCGCAGCGAATGGGCATGATGTCCGAAATGAGCGGAGGAACGTCTTATCAGGCGCTGGCCCGGTCGCTCCATCAGGCCATTGCTGACCCCGAAATCAAGGCGATCGTGCTGGATATCGACAGCCCCGGCGGCTCGGTTCCAGGCACAGAAGAGCTTGGCGCGGAAATCCGACGGCTACGAGGCGGTGACAAGCCGATTATCGCGCAGGTCAACAGCCTTGCGGCAAGCGCTGCCTACTGGATTGCGGCTTCGGCTGACGAGGTCGTGGTGACGCCTTCAGGGCGGGCTGGATCCATCGGCGTGTACACTGTCCATGATGACGTTTCCAAGGCCTTGGCCGAAGAAGGCGTCACGCGCACATACATTTCGTCCACGCCTGAAAAGGTCGAGGGCAACGAGACCGAACCGCTGTCGAAAGACGCGCAGGCGTTCATTCAGGAGCGCGTAAATCGGTCATATGATCGATTTGTTGCCGCCGTGGCTGACGGTCGGGGTGTTTCCAAATCGAAAGTGCTCGACGGATTCGGCAAGGGCCGCGTGTTCTTCGCTGAAGAGCTGCTTGATCGCGGCATGGCCGACAGCATCGCGACATTGGACGAGACGCTTTTCCGCTTTGGAGCATCCACCGCTCCGGAGCCAGTTCGCCGTTTGCGCGCTTCCAATTCCTCCCGCGCTGAGGCTGCCAATGAACTGGCCGCCAAGATGCGGACGGGTGAACCCATTACCAAACGTGAGTTTGAAAACGGCCTCAAGGGACTTGTTGGCCTTTCTAACTCAGAGGCAGAGCGGGCCGCTCGGCTCTACCTCAAGACTGATCAGGGGGCTCCTGACGAGACGGATGCTGCTGCTTTGGCAGCCCTAGACCGGCTTTTGGCCGAAGCAAACACACCCATCAAAATCTAAAGGAGTCACCTCATGGTTGACAACGTACTTGCCGACAAGATCGGCGAGCTTGGTACTTCGCTTGCGTCCATCAAGGAGCATGTCCAGAATCTGGGCTCTGACCTGACCGCAAAGGTCAAGGCTGGCGGCGAAGCATCGGCCGAACTGAAGACCGCGACCGACAAGGCGCTTTCCGAACTTGGCGACGTTACCACGCGCCTGAGCGATCTGGAAAAGCGCGCTGCTCGTGAAAAAGAAGCCGCAGAAGATGGCTTCAAGTCGATCGGCGACATGGTCATCGAGTCCGCAGCCTACAAGGCTGGCAACCTGACCGGCGCATCGCGCGCTGCGATCAAGGTTTCCATGGATCGAGCCGCCATTACTTCGGCCAATGGCACCGTTGGTACGGGTCGTTCGGTTGGCACGTCGCTGATCCCTGGCCAGCGCGTCGCGGGCATCTTTGGCCTTCCGGAGCGCCAGCTTACCATTCGCGACCTTCTGCTGCCTGGTCAGACTTCGTCAAACAGCGTCGAATACGTCAAGGAAACCGGCTACACGAACTCGGCCGCTCCGGTCGCCGAAACGACTGCAAAGCCGTACTCGGATCTGACGTTCGACATGGCGACTGCGCCGATTCGTACGCTGGCCCACCTGTTCAAGGCATCGCGCCAGATTCTCGACGACGCTCCGGCGCTGAAGAGCTACATCGACGCCCGCGCGCGCTACGGCCTGAAGTTCGTCGAAGAGAACCAGCTTCTCAACGGCTCCGGCTCCGGCCAGAACATCCTTGGCCTCGTGCCGCAAGCCACAGCATTCGCCCCGGCCTTCACGCCGGCTGATGCTACTGCCATCGACCGCCTCCGCCTTGCTGTTCTTCAGGTAATCCTGGCTGAATACCCGGCAACCGCGTTCGTTCTGAACCCGATCGACTGGGCCAAGATCGAACTGACCAAGGACGCAGGCGGCAACTACATCATCGGCAATCCGCAGGGCGCGCTCTCGCCGACCCTCTGGAACCTTCCGGTTGTTTCGACGCAGGCAATGGCGGCAGGCGACTTCCTGACCGGCGCCTTCTCCTATGCGGCTCAGATTTTCGACCGTATGGAAATCGAAGTTCTGCTCTCGAGCGAGAACGTCGATGACTTCGAGAAGAACATGTTCACGATCCGCGCCGAAGAGCGCCTGGGTCTGGCCGTGTATCGTCCGGAAGCCTTCGTCACAGGCGACGTCAATCCTGCCTAATTGATCGGGGCGCTTCGGCGCCCCTTTCTCCCTACCGATGGAGGATTGCATGACGGAAGTATCCGTAAAGCCAAAACGCACGTTTTGGCACGATGAACTGAAGACGAAGCGCAGTCCTGCATTCGACGTCGAAGTCGGCGTTGCGCACGAAATGAAAGAACTTGGCCTGGTCGATATTGAGGGCGCTGTAGAGGCTGCCGAGATCGAAGCCGAGGTTGACGAGGACGCCATCGTCGAAGAGCCGGTTGTTGCGGTTGTGCCCGTGCAAAAAAAGAAGGGCAAAGCCAATGCTATCGACAAAGACTCGTAAGCGGCGAGCCGCAAGTTATATCGGGGCAGGCGTCATTGACGGCAGTTTTGCCCCATCCAATTCAGTCGCCCCGGCGATTACCGGAACGGCACGGGTTGGCCAGACGCTGACATCGACCACGGGCACATGGGACGAAACACCCGTGCTGACGCGTCAGTGGAAAGCCGCTGGCGTAGCGATTGTTGGCGCCACAGGGGCCACGTACGTCCCGATTGTTGCTGACATCGGCAAGGTCATCACTGTGACGGTTACGGGCACGAACGTGCGCGGATCGGCCTCTGTCACCAGCGCTGCAACGGCAGCAGTAATCGCGGCCTAAGATGGCACTGGTTGATCTGGAGTTGGCGCGCAAGCAATTGCGCGTCTTTCATGAGGATGAGAACGCTGAAATCGCGCTCTATCTGGCTGCAGCAGAATCCATCGTCGTTGAGTACCTAGATCGTCCGGTCCTTGCCCCTGACGCGACCCTGCCTGAGCCTGACGACGAGGGTTACGACGCGACCACGATGCTTGTGACGTCGCCGATCGTGGCCGCCATCCTGCTTGTGATGAGCGACCTGTATGAAAACAGGCAAACGCCTGAGAAGGACGTTGGCGAGGCTATTTTGCCGCCTACCGTCCGTCGGCTGCTGGCCCCTTGGCGGGTGTGGCGAACCTTTGAAGAAACCTGCGTTGAATAGGAGCCGCACATGGCCGATCTAGCAATTACATCGACCGCCGTAGTGGCGGGCAGCAATTCCGTACGAGACGTTGGCACTGCAGGCGAGACGATCGCCGCAGGCAAGGCGCTATATTACGACACCACATCGGCCAAGTGGAAACTTGCCGACAGCAACAGCGCTACCGCTGCTGCTCGCGTGGCCTCAGCCATCGCCCTGAATTCCGCTAGCCTGAATCAGCCAGTGTCTGTCCTTAAGTCGGGCGATCTGACTGTCAATGCGGTGCTTACCGCAGGCGTGGCTGTGTATCTGTCCGATACCCCCGGTGGCCTTTGCCCCGTGGCAGACGTTGGGACTGGCGAGTATCCGCAGATTGTCGGCATCGCCAAGTCGACAACCGTCCTCGCCGTCCAATTTCAAGCCGCCGGCGTAGCGCTTTAAGATGCGCGTGAGATTCACCGCCGACTTCGACTGGAAACAGCCAGGGTTCACGATCGCCTTCAAGGCTGGAATGGTCGAGAACGTTCGCCGGATCTGCGGTGACGAGGCTATCGCGGCTGGCAAGGCTGAGGTAGCCGGCAAGCGGGAGGTGACTGCGGATGGCGAAAAAACCTAGCGCGGGCGCTATGCGCCAGAAGGTCTACTTTCAGCGTCGTGTTGAAGTTGAAGATGATTTCGGAAACACCGTCGCTGATTTCCAGACCATCTTCACAGGCGCAGCCGAGTTCATCCCCCTTAAGGGGGGAGAGGGCGTGCAGGCAGCCCGCCTGACGGGCATTCAGCCGTATATCGTCCGCGTACGCAGTTCGACTGCCTCGCGCGCTGTAGGGCCGGATTGGCAGATTGTGGATGCACGCTCTGGGGTTGTCTACGCGATCACGGCGCCTCCGACGAACCAAGACCAGAAAAATGCTTGGCTGGATATTATGGTTACGCAGGGGCGGGCCTCCTGACAAGGAGGGCGGCATGGCGCTGAAAGCTAAAATGCAGGGCCGGGCAGCAGTTACCAGAAACCTCAATGCTTTCGTTCCGAACGCGCTGAAGTATGCTGCCGAAGCCAATCTGCAGGTCGTCCAAGAGGTTGCCGAGAAGATCAGTGCTGTTGCACCTACCGGAGCCACGTTGGAATACATGGAGGGTTTCAGCGGGGATTTCCTCAAGAACCATCCGGACGCGACGAACTTCAGCAAGAACCCCACCAAGGATAAGGACGCCACCGGTCTCTTCGCTCCCTGGACCTGGCGCTTCCTCGAGTACGGAACTGCGCCACACAGCACGGCCCCGGGCGGCGGGACTGTTGCGGGTAGGGCGGCTGCGGCGTCCAACCCGGCGGGCATGCACCCCGGCACCACGGCCCAGCCTCATATCTGGCCGACGTGGAACGCCTTCAGGGCTACGGCCATCAAAATCAAGAAGGCTGCCATCTCCAAGGCCTTCCGAGAGTTTAACCGGAAGTAGAACCCATGGCTTCAGCGGAACTAGAGCTTCAGGCGGCCATCGTGCCGCTCCTGAAAGCAGACGCGACTCTGACGCCGCTTGTTAACGGCGTGTACGACCAGCCGCCGGCTACGTGCTGGGCCACCCCGAAAGAAGGGTATGTCACGATCGGCGAGGCACAAACGCTTCGCGAGGATGCGACGTGTCTTGAGGGCGGGAGGGTCTTCCTGACGCTCCACGGCTGGTCTCGCAAGGTTGGCTATCCAGCCGTTCGCGCGATTGCTGATGCTGTTGTCGAGGCGCTTCACATGAAGCCCCTGGCCATGCCGACTCATCGTTTCATTTCGATAATGCACCGCCAGACGCGAACCTTTCGTGATCCGGACGGGATAACGAGCCACGCGGTCATCGACTTCATCGCGAGCTACGACCGGGCAGCTTAGCGGCGTCACCACACCAAAATCACCACACCACCACGACCGGCCATGTGCCGGTTTTTTCACATGAAGGAACCTACACATGCCACAGCAACTCGGCCGTACGCTTATCATCCAGATCGGCCAGGGCGAAGATCCAGGCCCTGAGACGTTTCTGAATCTGTGCGGCCTCAAGACCCGCAGCTTCAGCCTTTCTGCCAATGAAATCGACACGTCCATTCCGTCGTGCACTAACCCCGGCGACGAAGTCATCAAGACGTCGCGCCCCGGCATGGTCAACCGCACGTTCTCCGGCTCTGGCGCGTTCGTCTCGTCCGTCGCGATGTCTGCCTTCATGGAGAAGGTGATTAATGCGGAAGTGTTCAATGCAAAGATCATCGTCCCCGGCCTTGGCACGTTCTCTGGCCCGTTCTTCGTTACCGACTTCGAAGCTTCCGGCGACATGGAGAACAACATGGAATTCAGCGCCACGTTCGTTCCTGGCGATGCCGTAACGTTTGTAGCCGAGGTGTAACGGATGGCTGAAGCAGTAAACAGCGCTCGCGGTGAGGTTGATCTGAAGATCGACGACGTGGATTTGGTTGTTGCGGCAACGATGGGCGGCCTGTCGGCCGTCTCTCGCGCGCTGCAGTGCAAATCGCTCGTCGATCTGTGGCAGCGCCTTGATGGCGTCGAGGTCGAGGCCACTCTTGCGGCCATCGAGTTCCTGACGGTCAAGGGTGACTGGGCCTCCGCTATCAAGAAGATCCAGTTGAAGCACTTCAAGGCGTGCCAGACGGCTTTCAAACTTATGATCGCCGCTCATCTGGACGTCGAGGGAAACGAAGCCGCCGTCGAGGAAAAACCAGCCAAGACGGCGAAGCAGAAGTAACTACCGACGCGCAGATACGGCAGTGGTTGCGCACCGCGCACGCCATCGGCTGGCGGCCAGTTGATTTCTGGCCGTCGACTCTCGTTGAATTCTTCGAATGCATCGAAGGTCACAACGAAGCGCAGGGCGGCGAGGATAACTCGGCTCCTTCCGAAGGAGAGATGGCCAAGCTTATGGCCAAATACACTTAGCCAACCATCCAGAACCGAAGCCCGCCAGCGCGCGGGCTTTTTGCATTGTAGGAACACCCGCTGATGGCTGCTGACAACGACAACAATCTGGTCTTAACCGTCAGCTCGGATATGACCGCGGCGGAACGCGGCATCAAGAAGTTCGTGGGCGATATCGCCACCGGCAGCGCGCAGATTGAAAAACAATTCCAGAAGATGGGCCGCGGCATCGATAATTCGATGGTTAGCGCCATGCAGACGCGCATCGACAAAATGGTGGGGATTGGAACCGCTGGTGCCAAGGAGTGGACCGGCGCGCTCGCTGACCAAGGCAAAGAGCTTGAGCGCCTTCGCGCTCGCTATAGCCCGCTGTTTGCAACGATCACGAATTACAAGACGGCCGTCAACGACATCAAGCGTGCTCATGCGCTAGGCGCCATTTCTGCCAATGAGATGACGTCTGCCATCAGCAAGGAGCGGCAGGCCGCTTTGGCGTCCACGGCGGCCATCAAGGGTCGCAATGCGGCTCTGGCTGATACGCCGGCGCAGCGGGGCGGTGGCGCAAACCCGTACACCTCAAACATTGCTGCTCAGTTCCAAGACATCGGAGTAAGCGCGGCTGGCGGCATGAGTCCTTTGCAGATTGCGCTGCAGCAGGGCACGCAGCTTTCGGCGGTCTTCAACGACCTGAAACGTGATGGAGCTGGACTGGGCTCGGCTCTTAGTTCAGCATTCATGTCTGTTATCAGCCCCATGTCTCTGGTGACCATCGGCATAGTGGCCGCCGGCGCCGCCGCAATACAGTATTTCAGCTCCATCGATTGGGGTGGTGAGAAGTCCGAAGAGGTTCTGAAAAAAGAAGCCGAACTTATTGATGCGGTAACGCAGAAGTGGGGCGAGGCTCTTCCAGAACTCAAGGCTTATAACGACACGCGCAAGGCGCTGGCCGAAGGTCAGGATATCAAGGACGCCTCTGCGAGCGAGGCCGATAAACAATGGGTCGACCTTCGCAAGCAGATTGACGACGTCAATATTGCGATGACCGATACAGCCTCTCAGCTCCAGCAGCTTGGCAAGGATGAGGGTGGAATTGGCGACCTGCAGCGCGATTTTGACGCGCTTAAGGACGCAATTGCTGACGGAACTGCCAATTCAGAGATGGCTCGAAAGGTTCAAGACGACCTTAAGAAGCTGATCAAAGACGGCTCGACGCCGGCGATTGATGAATTTATCAAGTCCATCGATCTGCTCGCCCCCGCTTTGGATAGGGCATCGGGCAGCGCTGACAAGCTTATAGATAAGGGAGCAAAACTCGCAGAGACCCTGCGGGTTATGGACATCCTCAATCGAGGTGCAAACGGCTCGGATGGTGTTCAAGACTACCGACTGCGCGACCAGTTGCGCAGGCAGGAAGAGAACGCCAATCCTACGGTCACCAATCCACAGGGTGTTACCGTAGGCGTCCCGACTCCCGGTCAAAAGCCCGTCCAACTCGGCGAGGAAGCTGAGAAGGCATCCAAAAAAGCCGAAACCGCAGCCCAAAAAGCAAGAAACGCCTATCGCGACCTGCTGAAATCAGCCGACGACCGCATTGGCCAGCTTCGGTTGGAATCGGAACTTCTAGGCGAATACGGCGCGGCTACCGATGCGGCCCGTTTCCGGCTGGACATGCTTCAGCAGTCCGAGGACAAGGGACGCAGCCTAAACGAAAAGCAGCGCGCCGAGATTGAAGCCAAGGTCGAGCTTTACAAGAAATACTCGGAAGCGCTTGGTCAGGCTAAGCTTCAGCAAGATTTGATGGACGACGCGAAGTTCGCGGGTATGTCGAAGCAGGACCAGGCCATAACGCAGCGGCTGCGCAGCTACGGCCTGTCCGAAGACCTCGGCAGCGACAATGCCAAGTCCATTCGCAACCGCTTCCAACAGGAAGAAATTGCGGACGCCACCAAGTCTTTCCTGAATGATTTTAGCACGGGTATCGTGTCGGGCGGAAAGGATATCGGCGAGGCATTCGTCGATGCCCTCCGAAACGCTGCGGCCAATGCGATGCAGAAGTCTTTGGACTCCCTGTTCGGCCAGATCGGCAATGCTTTTGCTTCGGCCTTGCTGGGTTCCAAGGCGGGGTCTCCGGCAGCCTCACCAGTTGGCGCCGTCGCCAGCACGGCCAGTTCGTTTGCGGCTCCTGTTGGGGCCGTGACGCGGGCTGCCCTGCCGGCTGCTGGTGCTACGAGGACGGGCGTTGGCCTTGCATCGATATCAACGGCGAGCGGTCTGGCTGCCGATGTGAACGCAAAGTTTGCCTCAAACTTCCAAGGTCTCATCAAGGACTTGGAATCGACGGGCTACAAGATTGCGTCGATCGGTGGATACAACTACCGCAACATCGCAGGCACGAACAAGCTTTCCAACCATTCGTTCGGCAATGCGATCGACATCAACCCGATGGCGAATCCGGACACTGGGCGCGGCGGCGCTCTCGTAACGGACATGCCGTCCAACATCAGCGCGCTAGCCGCCAAGAACGGTTTGAGCTGGGGCGGGGACTGGAATTCCAAAAAAGACGCGATGCACTTTGAGGTGTCATCCGCCAAGTCCGCCTCTGCGGCACTCGACCAGTTGGCCGGCGCATCCACCGAAACCACCAAGGGCCTTGGAAGTCTGGCGAGCAGCCTTTCTTCCGGAATTGGTGGAGGAGGTGGCGGGGGATGGCTTTCGTTCCTTGCTGGCACGCCGTTCTCCGGATCGAAGCAACTTGCCGCTTCCGGCGGTATCGGGCTTTTCGACTCCGGCGGCTACACCGGCCCCGGCGGCAAAATGACGCCTGCTGGTATCGTGCATAAGGGCGAATATGTCTTCGACGCCAAGGCGGTTAGCCGTCTGGGCGTTCCGGCGCTGGAAAAACTTCGTGGTTATGCCAACGGCGGCTTTGTCGGCACCCCAGTCGCCCCACGCCTCAACACTCGCCAGTCCGCCGCAGCCAACAATGGCGGTTCTACGGCGCTGAACGTCAACATCAACGGCGCATCCGGCGATCCTCATGTCCGTGAACTCGTGCGGCAGGGCGTCGCACAGGCGCTGGCCGAAAAGAACGACAACGACCGCCGTGGCGGTTGGGGAACGCAGCAGCAGCGTTATACCGCGCAGAAGGGCTGACTAATATGACGGAACTTAATCCGGCAGTAGAAAACCCGCCTCGTGATGGAGAATGCTACGCCGATATCGAATTGGCGCAGCGAATCGACAACGCCCCTCAAGTCCCCCCGACTGGTTTTAGGGAATACGTCGAAGATCACGGTGTCGCTGGCTATGGAGTCGAAGTTATTTCGATGGTTCCGCTTTCTCTTGATTGTGGAGCGGAACTTTATAGAGCAAGGCCTGGACGAGTATTCATCGCTGACGCCGAGGGCGAAGTCCTTCTGGCTCTCAACCGAAACCTGGCATGCGCTCATTCACCGCAATTGCTCCTGTCAGAGGATCTATTAGCGCGACATGAACAACTTTGCCATCCGCAAGCGTGAGCGGTAAACGGTCGCGTACAGGCGATGGAAGCCCGCGCACTTTGTTCGGCAAGCCACTAGCTTTGCCATCAAAGACGTGGCGTTTGTTCTCCACTCGAAACCTGATGTCATACGACACCGAATAGGTTTCGCCTTCAATAGTTAGCGATCCTTCGCCGACCCACGGCCCTATGGTCATCCCAATCATCCCCTTGTTTCAGCCGCAGCCTCGCATACAGCGACGACGTCTGTCTATGGGGTGAACGATCAGCGCCTCTACGCGCAGAAAGTGCAACATGGCCGGATATCTTAGCGTTCCGACGCTTGAAGCCAACTTTCTGCACGCCGTCAAGGCAACCTTTGATGTGCAGGGCAGCGGGCTTGAAGGCGGCCGAAACGGCAACGGCGAGTCCGTAAGCATGGAAATGACGGGAGGCGGCATTGTGACCGCCTCCTATGAGAACTGCCTGATCAAAGATAAAGAGCAGTACGAATACATCAATTGGCTTGGCGCCAGGCTGAACGGCTCGTTCCGGTACATCAATGTTCCGATCATCACCGACTGGTTTGGCGTGTTTCCTACCATTGGCGGCCTGCCGACTCCGATTGTTTCTGGAATCCCGCATTCGGATGGCTCGTACTTCGATGACGGATCCGGCTATAGCCAAGCCACCGTGTACGGCAAGGTGCTGGAGAATGCAGGGCTAAACTCCGGTATTCTTAAGCTTAGGCTTTACGGAGCAAGCCGAGACATCCGCTGGACGGAATGGTTTTCGATCTATCACCTTACCAAGGGATGGCGGGCCTACCGCAACTGGGATGTGCTCGCCAAGAGCGCGGCTGGTTCGGAGGTTGATAGCGGCGCAATGCGCGCGTTCAAAGACTACACGCTGGCGTTGGCTCCGCCTCTTCGTGAGGCGGTAACTGCCGGCACTCGCGTCGAGTTCGCGCGCCCTCGCTTTGTCGCCAAGTTCCCGACCGGATTTACACTGCCGTCGGTCGTTGAGGCGTTCTTCGTGACGCAGCAATCGATGCAGTTTGTGGAGGCTTTTTGATGGGTTGGGTTCCCGACAATGTCATTGCCGCCTTAGGCAACAGTCACCAGCTCGGAATCTTTCTCCGCATCGACACAACGCCGGCGCTTCATCTTTGGATGGGAGTCAACGACGTGCCGCTTGGCTTTGACAGCATCGACCCAGACGGCACGGTCTACATGGGCGGCGGCCGTCTGGTTGGCGTTCCGACGCTCGAGGTTCTGGTCAACGGCACCTCTGACTCGGTGGAGTTCACCATTTCCGGAGTGGATCCAGCAACCGGCGGGAAGATGCTGGAAAGCCTGCCTGCCGTTCGCGGCCGCGCGGTGCAGATGGGGCTCACGACGCTGGACGACTATTTCCAGCCCATGTCGAAAATCATCCCTGTCTGGACAGGATCGGCCAGCCACATAGGCGAGTCGAGTTCGGCCGTGCAGGGCACATCCAGCGCTACGATGACGCTGTCTTTGTCGGTTGTTGCCGGTGAGAACACCCGCTCCCGCGCGGCCCGTGCCGTGTGGTCGTCTGCCCAGCAGAAAGCGCTCAGACCGACCGACAAGTTCTGCGATGCAACGGCCCGTCTTGCGCGCGGCGTCGCTCCGGTTTGGCCGAATTACTGACGGCTACTGGGTTCTACTGAAGCCACCACCCCAAGGACATCATATGGATTTGCGAGAATTTCTCGCCTTGCCACACCTGTTCGGGTGGGGTGGGGTGGTCGGCGACGACTGCACGACATGGTGTGCCTCGTGGGTGCGCGAGCGTACTGGGTTCGACCCGGCCGACGGCCTGCGCGGCACCTATTCTACAGAGCTTGGCGCTCACCGCCTCATAGCGAGGGCAGGTGGGCTTGTCGCGCTTGTTGAGCCGACACTGTTGCCGCTTGGGCTGGAGCGCACTGATGCGCCCACAGATGGCGATGTGGCCATAGTTCGGGCCGCGTCCTTCGACGGCACCACCATCTCCGAAATCTCAGCAATCAAATTTGGGCCGCTCTGGGCGATGCTTTCTCCCGGCCGAGTGGTCGCGAAGAAGGCTGACCTCGTGGCCGCGTGGAGGTTTCCCCATGCTGCGCGATGAACGATTTTACCTCAATTCATACAGCGACCCAGCGCAGCGACTAATCTGGGAATACACACTCAGACGCACCAGCACACTTTACCCAGTTGCCCGCCGAGACCCAATCTTTACGCCAATCTTCACGGCTGTGCTTGGCTCTGGTGGCTTTGCCATCGGCGCAACCACGATAACCTACGCCTCGATCGCCTCCGCCATTGCCACCACGGCGCTCGGCATTCTGCTGACGCCAGGAGCGCCAAAGCCGCCAAAGCCCGAAGACGGTAAAGTACCGAAGACGCAGTCCATTCCATACCGATCTTGGGCCGTGGGGCGGGTTCGCGTTGGCGGATCATACATGCTGTGGGAGGCGAAGGGTCGAAATCTTATCGCCGTACAAGCTGTCGCCGGCCACCGGATTTCCGCCTATCGCGGGTTCTGGCTGCACGATAACAGGATCGACCTTACCGATCTAGACGCCAACGGCTTCACAAACTTCGGAAGTGGCGAACGGTACGGCAATAACGTCCGCATCATGACGCGCCGTGGTCTGCCCACCGAGACGGCATACACGCCAATTACTGACATTCTTTCCACTGGCGGGGTCTGGACCTCGAACCATCGAGGCGACGGTCAGGCCTCTTTGGGCATGATTGTGCAGTCTGTTGACGCGCAAAATCAGCAGAAACGCTTTCCCTACGGAGCCCCGGTTCTTTCTGCGGAAATTGATGGAGCGTTGTGCTGGGACTATCGAAACCCGGCGCAAAGCCCGACAAATCCTTCCACGTGGACATGGACGCGCAACGCCGCGCTCATCATGTGCTGGCATCAGTGTTTTAACGAGTTCGGCCATCGGCGCGATTACACCAAGGCAATCCTCCCCGTTCTCGATATGTGGAAGGAAGAGGCCGACATTTGCGACGAGAACGTTCCTCTTAACGGCGGCGGCGTCGAGAAGCGTTATGAGTGTAACGGGCACGACACGGCAGAAAACAGTCCAAAGGTCGCCACAAACGCGATCCTTGCAGCCTGCGATGGCTGGATTTGCGAACGCGGCGACGGCGCATTGCTGTTCACGGTCGGAAAGTTCCGAGAAAGCCGCTGCGGCAGCTTGACCGATGCCGACATCGTCGGCCATCAGATTCAGCATGACGTACTGCCGGAAGATGAGGTCAATCAACTTGTTCCTCGATTCACTTACCCGGCGACGGACTATACAACCAGTGACACCGATTTCTTCGAAGATGTCCCGGCGCAGGTAGCCTATGGCCGCATCCTCCGCCAAGAGGCGGATTATGCTTGGTGCCACCAGTGGCGGCAGGCAAGGCGGCTGGGTATCCGGGACTGGCGTCGCTTGCAGCAGAAAAAGCGCGGTTCAGTTGATGTCCGGTTGTCCGGCATCAATGCCGTCTACTCTCGATGGGTCCGGCTAACCACTCCGAACCGCATCCCGTCATTAAACGGTGCGGTTGTTGAAAACAGAAGGTCCGTGCTGGCACTCATGCGCGGCGGCTTTCAGATGGATGTCATCAAGCATCCGGAAAACATCGACGCTTGGGATCCATCCACCGATGAAGGCGCGCAGCCGCCAGTGCCAAACGATCCCGGTAGCGGCGAGCTGGTCATTCCCGTCATCAATCTGGTGCAGGCCAAGCCGAGCGGTTCGTCCGTTTACATTCGGGTGGTCATTATTGACCCTGAAGACGATTCACTGACTCCTGTCGTTCGGTACAGAATCGCAGATACGGGCGGCGGTGTTTCGGGCGCGTGGGTGGAGCAGGAGTTTCCTGTCTACACGCCGGCGGGAGGCTATATCAGCCTCAACACCAACCCTGTTCCCACCGATGAATTGCTGGAAATCGAAGTTGCCTTCAAGGTAACCGGTGGCGATTATTCCGACTGGTCGGTCACCGCGCCAGTTAGCTCTGCGATTGACCCCGATTCTCCCGGCCCCGTAACTGGGCCTTCGGCAATCGGCGGGGTAGGGCAGGCAACGTTCAATTGGACAGCCCCAGCCGCAGCCAACTACGCCGGCGCCGTTCTTTACTGGAACACCACGAACACCATAACGGGCGCCTTGCGCGTCTCTCCGCCTGAATACGGCGCCCCTGGCGCTCCAGACTCGCGTCTGGTCACGGGCATCACGGCGGGCACTCGTTACGGCTTCATCCGAGGCATGAACGCATCCGGCGTCGTCAGCACGGCGGTCGCTACCGGCGCCTTCACGGTCACCTAGCACTGAATTTTAAATCTCTGCCCCCACTGCTGACCTTGTCGGCGCGGGTGGCTTTGCCATGGGGAATCTAATGGCCACTGATATTCTCGACGTCTACAAATCGGTATATGCAGACGGGCCATCCTCCAGCCCAGTCCAGCCAGACAAGGGAAGGATACGCGACGAAATCGGCGGCGGCCTTCAGGCGATCATTGACGCCCTCCGCGCACTGTTCGGTCTATCCGTTCAGTGGAAAGGCGCAGTCCGCGCCGGATCGACGTCGAACGTCAACCTTGCGACGATCGCCAATGGCGCGTCGTTTGGCGGCGTAACGGTCGCCACGGGCAATCGCATCGTGGCAATGGGCCAGTCCACGGCAAGCCAGAACGGCATTTATGTCGTGCAGGCATCCGGCGCCCCAGTTCGATCGACAGATGCGGACGCAGGCACTGAAGTCGCTGGCATGGCATTCTATGTGTCGGAAGGCACCGAGGGCGGCCGGTCGTTCCTGTGCAATACGCCTGGCCCGATCACATTGGGCTCGACGGCGCTTTCGTTTGTCATGATCGCCGATCAGGTCGCGCTGAACGCAGCAATCGCTGCGCTTCAAACTCTTGGTCTCTCCGGCGCTATCCCCGCAAACTATGAGGGTATCGTCTACAAGCTGTTTGGCCCTGGCAATGCGGCCGCTCTGACCTCGCAGGGTTTCTGGCACAATCTGGTCGATGTCGTGGCCCCACGGGGCGAGGTGCTTACCGACCAGGTAATTGACGGAAAGCTCTACTCGATCGCGGTTACGGATAATTCGGGTCAAATCCTGATGTGCATCGCCGATGGCCTGGTGGAGTTCCCCGGCATCATCGACATGATCGGGTCTGACGACACCTATGCTGGAGGGCTGGGCTTCAAAGACGGTACCCCGGTAATTCTCGCGCGGCGCGATGGGATGCGCTCGCATGTCAGGGGTTGGGAAGCATCGACCACACTCCCGACGATTTTCCATATTCCATTTCTGGGACAATCCAACTCGAAGGGTGCGCAGCCTGTCATTACAACGACTGATCAAAAATTCGGCGCTCTTATGCCAAGGCGCGGCATCCACACTTGGCAAGAAGAAGAGTTGACATACCCGCTCCTCGGCAACCGTGGAACCGGATCGTTCGAACTTATCCCCCACAGAGAACAAACGAACCTGGCGGTCGGGGAGACGTGGGCCAGCGGTCTGACTGCACAGTTGAAGGTAGTCGGCGGTGGAGGTCGCTTTGCAGCGCAAGATTTAACGCAGACTGCTCCGCATCTTGTGTTCACCAATCCAGACCGTGGCGCTCGCTGGCTGCGGGACCTTGGTCCGGCCGGTCCTTACGGACATTTCTCCACATCCGTGAATGACGTAACGCGAATCCGTGAGCAGGCCAACTCGCTTGGTTTTGATTACGCGGTCGGTGCGATGGTCTTTTGCGAAGGTGAATCAGAGAGCGCGGGCCAAATGAACGAGGGCGGCCCGGTGCTTGGGTATAACGCTCTTTTGACCGCATACAAAAGTGAGATTGCCTATTTCTGGTCTCAGTCAGATGTCGAATTTCGCCTGCAGTCTGGGCAGATCGACAATCATAGCCGCCGTATCCCGATGTTCATCGTCCAGACAGTTTCGAACTGGACTGGCGAAGCCCAGCGTCAAGTCGCGCAGGAATACTCAGAACTGATGGTCGCTTGCCCGATGTACTTTGGGCCATCAGAGATCAACATCGAATGGTCTTACGTGTCGCCGGCCGACAATAACACCTACACGGATCGCGGTGCGACCGTTCACAACACGCCTGACATGTACCGTTGGCTTGGAGAGCAGATCGGCAAGGTCATGCGCCGCGTGCTTATCCAAGGAGAGCGCTGGCGCCCGTTGGAGCCGACAGATGCGGCGCGCGAGAACAATACGACCATCCGCGTCAAGTTCAACGTTCCTCGTCCGCCGCTTCGTTGGTCGTCGGATTTTAATATCGGCATTCCTGACCATCCCACCAAGGGATTTCAGGTGTTTCTTGGGACGCCGAATGCGCCTGGCGCAGCCCGAACCATCAGTTCAGTGGAAATCTTCGATCCAGATGTCGTTCAAATCACGCTCGATGCCTCGACACCAGTGGCGGCGGGACAAGCGGTCTATGTGGTTTACGGAAATGACAATTTCGTTCGCTCAACAAGCGGAAACGTCGTGACTGTGCGGTCTGGGGCTGCGTACCCGAATGGGCAAGCATCGAACGAAATTCTCTTTGCTGGCGACGTGCGCGGGCAGTTTTCCGACATGTTGGTAGAGGGTGCGTTCTTTCTTTACCAGGGGGGCGCTTACCAACTGGTGCAGGATGTTCGTTTTGAAGGCGGACAAACTATCTGCAGGGGCGAAGCACGCATTCACGATGGCGACATTGTAACCGGGCAGGTGGCTCAGATTCGCCGAGATCGCAACTTCGGCAATCTGGTCGATAGCGACAACGCGCAGTCGCATTATACGTTTGCCGGTGCATACGGCACGCGCCAAGGCCGCTTCTACCCCCTCAACAACTTCTGCCTCGTCTCCAATCAGACCGTGAGGACCTGACATCATGACCGTATCCTACAAACTCGGCATTGCCGCCCCCGCTGGCTCCGCCGGTCCTCGCCTTGTCCCGAAGACGGCTGAAGGCTTCCCCCGTAACAACATGCGTCGTCTCATGCTGTTCAAGCAGGCAGCTCCATATCGTGAGGAGGTCGATAGTATCGATTATCCCACGCAGATTGGCGGCGGTGGCGGCCTGACAGCCCTTTCCGGCGGCGGACTTCAAATATCAGGGCTTGCTTGGGTCGCGGGTCCTTCGATTAATATCCAGGAGCCGTGGACGCTCATGTTCGGGTTGACGCAACCGGCACCTGCTGGCGCCACTGCGGCTGATCGGCGGACGTGGTTTTGGACGGCTGGATACTCGACCCGGGGTTTCATGGCGTGGAACAACCCTGTTTCGGGCGAGATTTCCACCAATTCGGGTCATGGTGTTTTCATGAGGCAATCAGTCTCTGGTGTTGAGCCGAGCGTGTGGCCAGGCATCCCGAAGCCGCACGCCGCTCAGTACGGCAAACCACAGTCCGTCATCATGCGCCACCACGGCGGCGGCAATATCTCTATTCAGCAGCGCCGCTCGACGGTGGTTGCTCAGGTTTCGGCCGTCTGGGACATGGCAGCGATCACCGGTCCTTCTGGTAATCAGCAGTCAACGATGGCGATCAACATTGGCTCGTACGACACGTTTGCCGGCGGCTCCACAATCATGGACGCGTTCGAGTTCTGCGAAGGCCGCGCCATTACCGAGCGCGAAATAGCCGCGTTCCATACTGCACACGTGGCGCTGGCCGCAACGCGTGGGAGGTCTTAATGAACATCAGCAACCCGCTTGTCAAAGTTGCAGATCGCATTACAGCCCTCGAAGCTGGCGTTCCCGCTGTAGACGTCAACGCCATCGCGGCCATCGTCAAGGGAGGGCTTGCGAAAGCTGACGTTGGCCTCTCCAACGTCGATAACACGTCGGATGTCGATAAGCCTGTGTCTACGGCGCAGGCTGCTGCGCTGGCGGAGAAGCTGTCCACGTCCACAGCGTTGGCGACGGTCCTTCTTCAAACGTTCACCCCAACAGGCACAGATGCAGTCCCACGGACACTCCAAAGCAAAATTGAGGAAACGGTGAGCGTTCTCGATTTCGGCGCGAACCGGACAGGCGGTGTTTCGGCCAGCGTGCAAATCCAAAAGGCCATCAATCACGTCAACTCCTTGGGTGGGGGTACAGTCTGGGTGCCGAAGGGCACATATCTGCTCACCTCGACTTTGACGCTCTATCCCAAAGTCAGGCTGATGGGCGCTGCCCTTCTCGGAACGATTTTCCAGAGAAACAGCGCCTATGGAGACACTATCACGCAGACCGGTGGGCATTGCTGGGTCGAAGGCATCTACATGGTGCACGGAACCGCATATGCTTCTGGAGATACATCTCTGAATTTCCGGCTCACTGATGGTTCTGCGCATATTCGGACAATCGATTGTCAGCGGACCACAATCGCCAATAACGTGATGTTCCGCATGCCCTACGGCATTGTCTCTGACGGTTGCCATAATCCAAACATCAAGGGCAATTGGGTTGCTGGAACCTGGGACCCGACCGTCACCAATCTTCAGGAAGGCATTGCGTCCATCTGGATGAAGGGGACAAACCGCCACGGCCAGCTTGGGAACATCCTGGATAACTATCTCAGCGGGTGGGCAGGCCCGTCGAGAAGCACCACATTCACTGACGGCACAAACAGTGTTGTCGCCAGCATTACGGCCAACATCGGCTCTCAGTATGGGGTTTTGATCAACTCAATCGAAAGCCTGGAATTCTCAGGCAACTACATTGGCCGATATTCAAAGCAGCTATACCGCGTTGAGGGCGTTGACGCCAACGCTGTGCTGATCGGTCACCGGGTGACAAACAATTTCTTCGACAACTGCGGGAATGGCAATCTTGATTGCTCGCAAATTTACGTGCTTGACAGCTTTGGCGGTTCTTACTCCCTCGGGATGACCATTTCGAACAACACGTTTAATGGTCAGAATGACGCCTTGCGCGCTATCTGGGTGGATCAGTCAACGACAACCAGCGGTTCGGCCTACGGCCTCGCTATCAAGGGAAACAACTTTCTCGCCCATGTGGCCGCTCCGTTGTATTTCCGTGGGGGTGTCGGCGTTTCCATCAGCGGGAACACAATCACGAACTACAACTCTCGGGGCGTGACGCCATCGGGCGGAAATGTTTCTTTCTGTGCGGCTATCGTTGCTTCAGCAAGTGGTGCTTTAATCCATGTAGATGCTAACATCATTGGGGGTGGCGGTAACAATTTCCAGCCGTCTACCTCAAATAATTGTTGGTATGGTATTTGGGATGCAACTGCATCTGGGTTGGCAATCACTATTGGCACCAACCGGGACGCAGGTGTACTAACTGGTTTTTCCAATCAGCCAATTTCTCTTGTTGGTAACGGTTCACCAGAAGGTGTCGTAGGTGCTGTGGTAGGGTCCACGTTCCGCAGAAAAAACGGCACGGTCGGAAATCAAAACTATCACAAAGTATCGGGTGGTGCTGCGCCTGGGTGGTCTGAAATAACCGATTTGGTTCTTTCTGCCACTGCGGCACAGCTCGCTGATAAAACTCATGCGATAAACACCACCGACAAGCGTCCAGGGAAGCGGGTTTGGGAATCCACAAATAACAGGGAGGTGATGACGCGTGGAACCACCGACGTTTCGCCCTGGTATAGTGTAGGCGGCGGAGTCACCATCACACCTGTCTAACGGCGCAAAATTTTTGAGAGAAGAGTTCGCTTTGATATCTGTTCCGGATATTCGCGATCCAGATGGTCTGACGTCGCTTGCACTGTGTCTTTAACCTTCATGGGATCAACGACGTAGTCGCAATGTAAACGGCCTGGGCGCCTTGCCATGTCGCCCTCCGCCCTCATGCTGATCCCGAAATAATGAGAAACGTCAAACCCGGTGTACTGCGCAAGGGTTCCAATGATCGGCATTGCGTAGTCACCGTCGCTGATAGAGACAACGGCTCGGCCGGGTCCAGAATAACATGCTCCATACAGGCCAGCTCCCTCGGAGCCGGCGATGATACGGCTCTCTGCATACAGTCTGATTTCTTCTTCAAGGGACAGTTTCTCGGGTCTGACCACGTCAAAGCCGAGGTCCTGCAGAACACTTTCGACCTGAAAACCGTTAAGAAGGTTGCGCCATGTTTTGCGATAGGCTCGACTGATCAGAATCTTTCGATCGAACTTCTTTGGCGATATATTCAGATTCTCCATCAATCGGGGATAAATCGAAGTGGTGAATTCGGAGAATGCCAAAGACCAAGCTCTAGGGATTACTAGTTCATCCACTTTCAGCAGATTATCTTTGTGTAGGTACACAATGTTTTCGGGCTTGATGCCGAAAGCAATCAGCATCTGAACCTGCTTCGGAAAGATGTCAGATGGTACAATAATTTTCGTATCGTCAGGCAGCCCAAGCTCTTTGATCAGAAGCAGGCGCGGGTAGCATTGGATGAGGAAATGGGAAAAGAATTGGTGAAGCGTTTTGTGAAACTGAAGTGGCATAGCCACCCCTCGCACCTTCTGAACAGATTTTGTGCGGAGCACGCTTGTTCTTTTTTTATCGTCATCAACGATACTCGACTTGTAGAGGGAGCCGGTCTGCCCTTCGCCGCCCCCAAGACCCAAATCTAATGGTAAAAAACCGGACTTTGTGAAGTAATTGTAGTTCGAAAAATCAACAAACATACTGGCATTGCTCATTGTCGTGACTGAGTGCACCAAGTGTCTTGTCTTCGTGAGATGACGATTAATTTCCGAGATGAGCGGCGCGCTGCTGTACGACAAAATTGGCTTTTTAACTAAGGCTGGCTCAAGCGGGCGATATGTTAGACTTCTTAATTCTGAACCATCAGTAGAAATATCTTGTTGATCGGTATACCTTATAGTTGTAGCTGTGTGGTTCCGCATGTCTACGTCTGGTAGCTCAAGCAAATTCCAAACCGTTAACATAGCCCTTGGGAATGAACTGTTTAAGCGGTCTTCTTCGTAGGTGCGGCAGTGGACTACAGCTTTAGGATAACGCCCTTCAATGTCAATTGCAGCTGCTGTGACATGCTCTGCCACCCCGACGACTGAAAGAATCGTTTGAGCCGTGATCAATTCGGAAACGTCTGGGATGTCCTTCGCGAGGTTGATTGGGCGTTGCAAAAAATCGAGGTCAATCAGTATTGCCCCAATCCTTTTTCTTTGATGCTTTTCGAGGGTTGACGTGATGCCTTCGCAATCTGTCGTGGCGAACCTCGGGCGGTTAAGTTCGAGGTGGGAAAATGCTGCCCATGCTGGCTCAAATCCAGCGTTTGGCGAATGCTGTACATTGGGCGGGGAGACGCGAACTCCTAGGACATCATTCGCATGAAGCATGGAGGCGCAGAACATGCGTTCGTTTGAAAATATGAGGGCAGCTTCCGGCGGCATCCTTTCGAGCTGAAATCTGACCTGATAGGTCAACTGCATAACCGTTCGGTTGAAAAACGCTGCGTCTGGCAGATACGTCTGCTTGTCGTCTCGGAATGCAGCAGCAAGCAATGCCGTGTAGAAATCGTCTTCGCCGTGCCGGCCAAACATGTATTTAGAAGTTGATGAGGGATCAAGCACGATCGGCTCTTCACCCTGCCTTTGAAAGCATTGCTCTGCCTGCTTTACGGCTATAATTTTTCGAGCCATGTCGCCTGGCTCAGCATATCTGAAGGAACTTAAAAAGCCTGCGATATCCATGTTATTCCTCTAAGCGGCTTGGCCGCATGACGAGAAAGGACGAACAGACCATTGCGTCATCTTCCGGCGCATATTTGCCCAATTGCTCGCTGTGCAGCTCAATTTCTGTCTGATTGCCAACTACAATTACTTTAGCCGACAGGATCTCAGCGCTCACTTCAATGTCATCGCAACGGATAAAAAGGATATCAGCTAAGCTCGCTGAGGCTTGCAAAGTGCCCAATATTGAAAGTGTGGTGTCGTTTCGAATCATTGAGGAAATGAAAAGAGAAATCGCGTTAGCGTCTTCAACGTATTTCTGAAGTGGGATGGATGGCACTTTCTCGGCTAGGACGATTGCGAGGATGCGACCAACATTTTTAGCTTCATCCGAAATGGCCAGCATCTCGATGCAGAATTCTTTCCATCGACTAGATGCAATCATGGCCCCGGCCAAATAGTCAATCATTTCATCATCCAAATAGCGGATGTGCGTCATCAAAGATCGAATGAACGGAGATTTCGGCGGAAATTCAAACGGCGAAAGATATTCAGTGAAATCCGCCTTGGTCAATAATGTCTTGCTCATGGTCCGCCTCTAAACGGTAAGACTACCGGAACGTTAGCATCTGGGTAACGCAACCCTGCTTCCTTGGCTTTTTGTCAGGGTATCGTCAAGACCCGAAACCCATTCCCACATCACAGGAGAACCCAATGGGCGAGATCATCTCGCTGGGGTTCCCACCACACCACCATCACCACAAGGAATCACAATGACCGCAACCTTACAGGCATTGCCTGCCGGGTGGCTTCCGGCTGCGAAAATGCAGCGGGTCATCTGCCACTGGACCGCTGGCCATCACAAGGCGAGCGAGGATGACAAGGCGCACTACCACATTCTGATTGAGGATGATGGCGACGTAATCCGCGGCAAGCCAACGATCGACCTCAATGCCGCGCCCGCCAAGAAGGGCTATGCCGCCCACACGCTGAACTGCAACACTGGATCGATTGGCGTGTCGCTCTGCTGCATGGCTCTGGCAACGGAAAGTCCGTTCAATCCCGGCAAGGCTCCGATGACCAAGGCGCAGTGGGATAAGCTGGCCGTTGTCGTCGCCGACCTATGCCGGTTCTACGGCATTCCAGTCACGCCGAAGACCGTGCTTTCCCATGCAGAAGTGCAGGGGACACTCGGCATCACTCAGCGCGGGAAATGGGATTTCACCCGTTTGGCATTCGCTCCGGAGGTTAAGGGCGCCAAGGCGTGCGGCGATTTGCTTCGGGCTGCCGTGGCCAGGCTGTTGTAAAATGCGGTTCTTCATGGATCACAAGGCATCGCCTGACTGGGCGGTGCGCCGGCGCATCATTATCCTGTCGATGATCTGGGAGGCCATTGCCATCACGGTAATCATTGCGTGGGCGATGCTGCGGGCCGTTACCAATCCGCTGCTCGACGTCGCACTCATCAACCTCTCGACGCTCTTTGGCGGCACGCTTGGCAGTTATGTCTTCGGCGCTGTCTGGGATCGCAAGAATGAGTTGAAGGCCGATGTCGCTCAGTCCGCCGTCGATAATCCCGACACCACCACCAACGTGACAGTGGAGCAGTGATGTCTTTAATTTTTAGCAAGCCCGCCGCCTACCTGCTGGCCGCGCTGGTGGCCATCGCCGCCCTGTGGGGTGTCTACGTCTACATTGACCACCAAGGCTACCAGCGGGCGGCTGTGGAGTACCAAATCAAATACGACAAACTCGTGGCCGAATACAACGACGCGCGCGCCAAGGAAATCATGCGGCAGGTCATTGCGAACAATGCGGCCAAGGCTCTCGAGGCCGCCCGCATCGCCGACCTGCAAGCCGCCAACTCCGAACTAGAAACACGAATCAAGGAGCTGGCCGATGAAGCCGACAAAGACCCTGATGCTGGCCGTGCTGCTCTTGGCGCTGCCGGGGTGCGCCGTATCAACTCGATCCGTTAGTCCTGCGGTTCGTCCGCAAATCGCCTTGATTGATTCAGCCTTGCTGCAAAAGTGCGACCTGCCCATTGATCTCGGCACGAATGCCTTGGCGCAGGTGCAGCTTGAAAAGCTCTGGATCTCCGACCGCAAACGGTTGCTGACCTGTTATCGCCGCCATCTGGCGCTGCGTGATGTGGTTGTCTCTCGTGACGCAGGCTTAAGAGGTGATCCATGAGCGGACCCGAATTGATGGCGGTGGTTGTCTTCGGCATCACCGTGTTCGGCGTGCTGTTCGGCATGTGGCGATATGTAGATGGCAAGATCGAGAAGGCGAAGATAGAGGCTTCAACGGTTGCGGCCGCAGCCTCGGCCTTGGCTGGCCTGACGCGGCAGGAGCTGGCGGAGCATCGCCTTCATTGTGCAGAGACCTACATTACCAAGGCTGGGATGCGGGAATCGACAGAGCTGATTATGGAAGCCCTGCAAGGCGTCAAACAAGCCGTGGATCACATGGCGCTGCGCGTTGACCGTGTCGTCGAAAACCAGGCGGTGAAGCCGCAACCTCGTCGGGCTACTTGACGACTCCAGGCAATGTTCCTATTTCGTTCTATCATGAAGATGGCAAAGCGCGATTATCGTTTGGTCTGTTATCTCGGCGAATGGCAGGTGTGCTCAAAGGCGCGTCGGCTTGTCGAGGGCGAGCCGCGTGACGTCTGGATTTATGGAAAAGAGCGCGCCTTCTTCTGCGACGTCGGGAGCGAAGAAGATATCATGCTGATGCCTGAGCCGGTGAAGCGAAATTTCTTCGGCGACAGGTTCATTCATGCGATCGACGAATTGGCGCCGCATGAGACGCGGGCGGTAAAGGTCGCAGGGGCGAATAACCCTTACGCTGCCGCTGCTGCGTTCGAAGCCCTGCTGGCTCACACCATGCCCGACCGCCGGCTTACTCTCCGCGATGGCGGCCGCATAATGCGCCAGGAGATGGGCCGAGCGGTATTTGACGACATGATCAAGCGCTGGGTTTCTCCAGATCGCTAAATTTCAGCCCGCTCGCCCTAACAGGTGAGCGGGCTTTTTTCGTTTGTGGTCTTTGGTGTCGGGGAATTTCCTTGACAATTTTGTAAATATAAACTATTGTTGGAAATAGTACCTCCCACCACGGCCTCACCAGCCATCACCACAGAGGAGACCAACATGCCACATAGAAGATACCTGCTTGGATTTCTTGCCGTCCTGATCGGCGCGGCCACGTTCTTCGCATATCCCAGCAACGCTGGCGCACCACCCGTCGTTACGTCGGGCTATTCCGTCAAGGTTGTCGTGAGTCAAGGCCACGGCTCCGGCACGCATATCGGCCAAGGCTACATAGTGACGGCGGCCCATGTGGTCGGCGACCAGAAGACGGTGGTGATCAAGACCGACCACGGCAACCAGCGCTACGCGTCTGTGCTGTGGACCAACAAAGAATACGATATCGCGCTGCTGCGCACTACGGCCGTCGGCATTGCGGTGGCCAACCTGTCGTGCCGCACGCTCCATCAGGGAGATGCCATCCGCGCCGACGGCAACCCGCTGAACATTGAGTTTGTATCCTCTTCTGGAAAAATCTCTGGCGACGCTAGAAAGACCGGCCAGCATAAAGCGGCATACATCACCGACATGACGACCGTCATGGGGATGTCTGGGGGTGGCATTTTTGACAGCAAGGGAGAGCTGGTCGGCGTGACTTCAGCCGTTGCTCTGGCCCCGTTGCCGCTGGGCAAGAATTACGTGCCGTCGCTGACGGGGTTTGGGATGGCTGTGCCGACTTCGGCGGTCTGTGAATTAATGGGGAGGGGTGTGTGATGGATAAGCTGATGGACTTCATGGTCATGTTTATCCTTGCGGTAGCCGTTGCCTCTGTAGTGCTGGCGGTGCTGCTTTCTGTAGGCGAGGTAACCGGCCTGTTTGGGTTCGGTGGCGCAACAGCAATAATGGTCCTTCTCTCCGGCGCGCTTGAGGGTTACCGATTTGTGGTTTTTCAGGAGTTAGGCGAATGACCGACACCCTCCCAACCCACCTCGACTACCATACCCCCAAGCCGCTCTCCGGCATCACCGCAAAGCTCATCGTCCTCAACGTCTGCTGGGCCGCGCTGGTCGTGTGGGCGGCTGTGATGGGCTATGTGGGTTTTGTGTTTACGCATGACATCAGCGGCCTGTCTTATGTGATCAGTGGCGTGCTTGCCGTTTCGCTGGTTGCTGTCTTCCTCGGTCACACCCGTATCCTGCCGCATGCCAAAACATGGGTCGTGCTTCTCGGTCTAATCGGGAATCTCACTGGCTTCGTTCTTGCCTTGCAGGGCATGGGTGGCGGCGATCTGACGAGTGCGGCTGGCCTGCTCAAGATGGGCATGGCCCTTATTGACGGCCTCGGCGTTGCGTTCTGCTCCACCCTGGTCGGCGCGATCTCGACGCTCTGGATGGGAACCAACAGCTACGTTCTCCACATGGAGGCGTCCGAATGATCCGGACGCTCATATGGGACACGCTGCTGGCCATGCTACTTGCCGTTGTCGCGATCGTCATGTTGGTGCTGCCCTCGGTGGCGCCAGCCACAAAAGAAGCCCCCCTCTCACCACCCGGCAACCTAGTCGCCACCATCAATTGGCCCGCCGGCAGCATTGACGTCGATCTCCGTGTCGGCGCTCCGAACGACGGGCCGGTGGATTACAGCCGGAAGTCGGGACGCACGTGGTCCTTGCTGCGTGACGACCTCGGCACGGCCAACGATGACACGCCGCTTAACTACGAGTCCGCGTTCACGCGCGGCCTCCCCGACGGCGAGTATGCCGTCAACGTTCGCTGCTTTGGCTGCGCAGGCAAGGTTCCGGTGGTTGTCGGGGTGGAAGTTCGATTGGCTGAAGGGGGTTTGGTTTGGTCTGGGCCGGTTCAGTTGGACCTGGATAAGCAAGAGAAAACCGCGATCCGGTTCCGCATAGCTGGTGGCAAGGTCGTCGCCGGTAGTGCGAACCATGTTTTCAAGATGATGAAATAGGAGGGGAAGTGATGCCACAAGCAAGCGACGAACTGCGCGGTCTGATGAATGCCAGATTCGGTAGCGACATCGACGATGCGGGGCCGATCAAGTTCCTTGAGGATGCTGGCTATAAACTCAACCGCGACTGGACGTGGACTCCGAAAGCTGGGGTGTCGGATCTGAAGGGGATGACTCGCGACGAGTTCGAATGCCACCTGTTTCTCGTCCATGAGTGGGATTTCGGAGGGCTTGCAGCATGACCCCCGCCATCACCCTCTGGCTAGCCTTCGTCCTCGTGATGGCGGTTGTGTGCCGAAGAGATACGACGCGGCGCGCAATGGTTTTCGCCATCCTCGCTTTTCTTATACTTCCCGCTTCATTCATCCCACTCGGACACGCCGCCCCATGGCAACCCGCACCCGGCCACTACGCTGTGCTGGGCGCCAAGATCGAAGTCGATGTTGCGATTTATGTTCTTCTCGATTCCGAAGACGGCCCAAGATTCTACCGCCTGCCGTACACCACCGGCACGGCTAACGCTCTGCAGGCTTCGCTAGACGCCGCACTTGGGTCTGGCGGCACGGTCGGCGCTGACATCGATGGCGAGGGTTCGCCTGGATTTGCGGAGGAAGGTGGCGGTGCGGCTGGGGAAGTGAAAGAGCAGGGGCGGGAGGTGCCGTTGTTATGATTCCTATGCGAGGTTCTGGCCGTGACCAGCAAATGACGGACGAAGAAATGATCGCGGAGGCAGAGGCCAACATCCGCGCCGACTACCGCGAAAAGAAGATTACCAAGGAGCGCTTCCAGATGGAAATGCTCATAGTTGCGCGGTCTCTATCGCAGAAGCCCAAAACATGACCCCCGAAATGTGGACACAAGTTTACTGGCTGCTGGCATCGATCGCCATCTTTGGCGGGCTACTCGGTCTCGGCTGTTGGTACGGATTGAAGCAACTGCCGCTAGAGGAGGATTGAGGGATGGCGCGAGAAATATTCGTGTTCGGCAGCAACCTAGCCGGACGTCACGGCAAGGGCGCAGCGCTCTACGCTCGACAGCACCACGGCGCGATATACGGCGTGGGTATCGGTATGCAGGGAAGTAGCTACGCAATACCGACGAAGAATGAATGGATCCAAACGCTGCCATTGGACAGGATTGCGGCTTACGTCGAAAACTTCATTGGCTACGCCCTGACACGCCCAGACCTAACCTTCAACCTTACCGCCATCGGATGCGGGCTCGCCGGATACAAGCCTTCTGATATCGCGCCGATGTTCGAGCACGCGCCGGCCAACGTTCGCAAGCCACCCGAATTCCAGTTGCAGGAGGCACCCATTGCCACAACCACCATTGACTAAAGAACAGATCCAGGAAGCCGTTGACGCACTGGCCGAACACGGCACGCAAGTTCTTGCCGCAAAAGCGCTGGGGCTGGCCAGATCGTCGTTCCAAGACAGATTGAAGAGAGCGGCGGAGCGGGGACTGTTGGGAACCAGCCCGGTCGTAACGGGCTACGCGATCAAGTCGATCTCCTCCAAGGACGCCACCGGCGCTTGGATCAAACAAGTCAAAGAACACGGCGAGCAGTACGAAGCGCCGGCAGGCCAAGCGCTTAAGGCTCAGTCAGTTCTGACAGATGCCGAGGGGCGTGTGGTGCTGACTTGGCATAAGACATCGAAGGAGGCTGAGCACCAAGCCGCTATGCTTGCGGCGACGATCGCTGCACTGAAAGAAGACCTGCCGCGAGTTACTATGATGCTGCCACCGGCAAGCGTCGAGGCGGACTTGCTCAATCAGTTCGTTGTGACGGACAGCCACTTCGGAATGCTGGCACACCGCGAGGAGACGGGTGCAGACTACGACCTGAAGCTGGCGGAACAGTTGCTGCTGGATTGGTTCTCCGCTGCTGTAGCCGGTGCGCCGCAAGCCGACACGGCTGTTCTGGCGCAGATCGGCGACCTGATGCATCATGACAGCCTCGAGAGCGTCACGCCAGCCCACCGGCACGTGCTCGACGCCGATAGCCGCCTGCATAAAGTCGTGCGGGTGGTAATCCGCACCTTGAGGCGCATCATTGATATGCTTCTGCAGAAGCATCGGCACGTTCACGTCGTCATGGCTTCCGGCAACCACGATCCGGCCTCGTCGGTCTGGGTGCGCGAACTCCTGGCAACTATCTATGAAAACGAGCCGCGTGTCACGGTCGATACCAGCCCTATGCTCTACTACGCCTATGAATGGGGCAGCACGGCCCTCATGTTTCATCACGGCCATAAACGCGGCGTCAACAATGTGGATGCAACGCTGGCCGGTATCTTTCGTGAACTCTACGGCCGCAGCAAGTTCGCATATGCTCACATCGGCCACCTGCACAGCGACGAGGGCCGCAAGTCCGGCCTGATGTATGTCGAGCGCCACGAGACGCTTGCCGCGCCTGACGCCTATGCTGCTGGCGGTGGCTGGCTATCTGGGCGGTCCGCCAAGGTCATCACGTATTCGAAACAGTATGGTGAGGTTGGTAGGAGCACGCTACGGCCGGAAATGGTTGCTGGCCGGTATGCGGCGGCCAATGACAATCAAAAGATGGGGGTAGCGGCGTGAACGCGCTTGGAGTTCTCCTATTCTTTATCGCGTGGTGGGCGTGGTTCTTCCCGCACGACGTCGGAGTCTGGTTGGAGAAAGTGAAAGACCCGTATCGAGAGCGACAACGACGCCAAAAGAAATAGCCCCACCAAGGCAGCCTAACCACCACACCACATGAGGAGACGAGATGAGCAAGACCTTCAATATTGCCGATCTGCACGGACGGCACGACCTTCTAGTCGAGGCAATCAGACGCATAGAGGAAGCTAGCCCCTCGGGCGGCACGGTCGTCTTCACGGGCGATTATGTCGATCGCGGGCCAGCGTCACGGCAGGTTATCGAAACACTCATGGCGGGGCCATCGGACCCGAAGCGGTGGACGTGGGTTTGCCTGCAGGGCAATCACGAAGAAATCATGATGGCATCCTGCTATGCGCCCGGTCTTGCCGGACAATGGTGGATGCCGAACGGCGGTGGCGCGACGCTTATGTCCTATGGACTAAAGCCGGGTGACGCCGTCGACACGTCGGTCGTGCCAGGCTCGCATCTTGCATGGATGGCCAGCCTGCCTTTGATGCATATCGATAAGCACCGAATCTTCGTCCACGCCGGTATGCAGAATGGCGTGCCGATCGAAGATCAGGACGAGCAGAAGAACACATGGATGCTCTATCCGGACGGAGCCGAAGACGGTTACACCGATGGCGATCTGTCGTGGCACGTCGTTCACGGCCATCATCAGCATGAGGACGGGCCGCTTCTATTCACTGGCCGCAGCAACTTTGACACGCTGGCTTGGCTCACAGGCCGTCTGGTTGTCGGCGTGTGGGATGACGACAAGGCGGGAGGGCCTGTGTCTACAATCACAGTGCAGGGCGCGCATATCGACGAAGTACGGAGGGAGGCAGCATGAAAGTTATACCGGAATCCCAAAACAGTATAACAACCACCACTTTCGGACCGCTCGACAAGTATGTGGCTGCCAATGATAACCTGCCGGCTGACAAGCTGCGGCGTCTTTTCAAAGGGGAACTTAACGGCGCAGAGAATACGGAGATTGACGAAGCCTTATTCCTGACCGGCGGCCAGTACATCGGCCTGACGCGCAGCCAACAACAGCAACACCACCGCAACTTCACCGAATCAACTGAAGCCTGGCGAGCATCGACCGACCGCACTTTCAGCGGTCTTCGTGCCCTCCACCTGTTGGACGGCTACATCTATCTCGGCTCGCCGTATAGCAAGTATACGGCCGGTCACAACGCAGCGGCCCGTGGCGTTGCGGAATGCGCGGCAATCCTCATGGCGCGCGGCCTGCCGATTTATGCTCCTATACCTCATGGCCATTCCATCACGCTAGCCGGCGACTTGCCGAAGGACTGGGATTTCTGGAAACGCCAGTGCGACCCGATGATTGATGCGGCGGCCGCGCTGATCGTGCTCACCATGGACGGTTGGCAGGAGTCGGTCGGTC